TCAGGCGCCAATAGCGCGGGCAAACAGGGCCGCATTCTGCTGTGCATCCGCAGCACCCAGCAGCGTATTATAAAATTGTTTATGATACGCGCTTAACCCTGCGGAATCCGTTGCCACAGGCAGTTGGGCGGGGGCACGCACATAGGCAATACGCGCCATGGCACAGGCATAGGCCAGATTGCTCACCAGCAGTTCTGCACTGCCCACACCTGCTCCGGCTCCCCCCACCTGCCGCAGGGCGCTGGTCAGGTCAGGGCGGAAGCGCAAAAAATTCCGCCATATGTCATCATGTGTTGCGGGCTCCATCTGCCACAGGCCCAGAGCGGGACCGCCACCATTCTGCCTGAGCCATACAAGCCCGCTCTCCACCAGCGCCGTGCCGGTCAGCAGGTTGACTGCCGCATTCCCCCCCAGTTCCAGTTGCCCCAGCACCGGGCTTACCAGCAGCGCCTTGAACTGTGCCAGATCAAGGCCCGGCATGGGATGCCCCCTGCACCGGCATGTCCCACGGCTCGCGCAGGTGCAGCCAGTGCACCCATATGGTGCTGGCCACTTCCTGATCGGAGAGCAGCGTGGACCCCACGGCTGCGCCAACCGTACACAAAAGACCCGCTATAACCGCAAGTTTTCTCCACCTGTGCAGGCTGTCCTCGGCCAGCTGGTTCTGCCGTTTCTGCGCACCGGTCTGCTCTGCCAGTTGCTGGGTCAGGCTGGTCAGGGCATTGCGCATGTCCTGCGCCTGAGCCGCCCGGTTGCGTTCGCGCTCCTGCCCCTGCGCTTCGATGGAAATCAGCCGCTCCATCATGGCGCTCTGGCCGGACTTGAGTGTATCCACATCGTCCTCCAGCCCATCAAGGCGGCGGGCGTGGCTGTCCACGATTACGCGCAGGTCATCATCAGCCGCGCAGGGTCCTGCGCACTGTGTTTCAGTCATCTGTTCCATCCGGACATAAAAAAACCGCCTCAAAGGGCGGCGGGTCTGCGGGGTGCTCTGGCTCGGCTCAGGACGCAGGGCTGCTGGCCGCCATCACATCCGCAGGCTGGGCGGGTAATGCCGTACTGGTGGTATCCGCGCCGCTGGCTATGGCGGCGATTGCCGTTACATACGCCTTCATATCCGCCGTAAAGACCTGCCCCATGGCAGAGGCCAGATTGGCCTGCTGCTGTATCCACACCATTGCCGAGGCCGCCTGTGTTTTCAGCGGCACGACAACAACAGGCGGCGTATAATCGACCAGTCTGCCATTCTCTACATACATGCTTGTTGTGCCGGTATTGCCACCCTTTGCCGCCCACTGCTCCGCCGTCAAGGCAAACAGGGCGCTGGCCGCGGGCAGACCATCTGTGGAGGAATAGGCCCACATGTCGTACCAGCCGCACGGAGACTCAAAATCTGCATAATAGCGTGCCGGATAAGCCGCTTTCAGATCATCAAGAACGCTCATCAGAATTCCCCCACCGCTATGACAGGAATAAAATTGTTTTCCAGCAGATCGACAAGATTACTGCCGCCACCCCAGCCCACCCCGTAAATACTGAGCCCCGTATTACTGACAGCCAGAGTTCCGTCAGGCAGTATGAGAATACCAAGGAAAGACCATTTCTGAGACTGTTCCTGTGTTGATGCGATCATGACAGTTGGTACCGTTCCCGGCTTAAAAGCCTTGGGAAATGTTATGCTGGTCGTCCCTGATGAAAACTTGACATATGCCGTAAACGCCTGAACCTTCAGGGTAGGATCAGACATGGGCAGATCGGCAAGGTTCGCCATAATGGGGCTATTTGTCCCATCTCCGAACACCGCGCGCCCGTCCGAATTTTCCACAAGGGACGTAATGCGTGTCTGGCCTGTTCCCGGAACAGACGGAACATACTGCGCCGCAACGCGCGCGGCGGCTTCACCCGTGATCGCCCCATTCAGCATCTGGTCGGCACTGCCACGCTGCTGCGCCTCGGAGGTCAGGGCAGCCTGCGTGGCCAGCCCGTTAAACAGGGACTGCCACGGCGCACCCGTTGCGCCGGGGGTGGAAACATTGGCCTCCGCCGTGCTGACCCAGAATGCGCCGGGCACGACCCCCGCCACAATGGCCCCGGCGGGGTACCCCCCGATGGACTGGGCAAAGCCTGCATCAAACGCCCCGACCCAGCCTGCCTGCACCACCTGCATGGCGCTGGAGAGCAGGTTGAGCAGGCCGTTCATATCCTGCCCACGGGGTGGTTCGCCCCCGGCCGCGCGGGCAATAAACGTCTCAGGCGGGAAGCCAAGTGCGACCGAGGCCGTGCCATCGCCCGCCGTAGCCTGTGTTTGCGGAATAACCGCAATATTGCCCGCAACGGCTGCCGCCCCTATGGGTGTGCCAAACAGCTTGCGGTCATCTGTGCTTTTCATGATCAATTGCTCTGAATCTGGTAGGATACGGAAACACCCGCAGGCCGGGGCAACACGCCACTGTTCTGGATGATGCTGACCTGCACGGCAGTCGGCACAAAGCTGAACACGTAGGTCATGCTCATGTCGTTATTGTCGCGCACATAGGCGTCGCCCTGCCCGGCAAAAAGCGTTGTCAGAATCTGGTTGATCTCGAACACCGACCCGCCGGAAATATTGGCCAGCGCACGGGCGTATATCAACTGGCGGTAACCATCGTCAGACAGACGGTAATTGCTTGTTGCCTCCACCCCCCGGTACCATGGTGCATTGGCAAACCCTTCCTCCGTCAGGTCCGAGGCTTCATAAAACCCGAGGTAAGACTGGGCAGAAAGGCTTAACACGCGGGAAACCCCGACAATGCGGCCCCATACGTCCAGCCCGTACCCCTGTGCGGTGTGCAGGTTCCAGACCTGACTGTACCACTGGTCAATCAGGGCTGCGGGGTCGAGCATCTGGTTCCAGCCTGCAACCAGTGCCTGCATACGCGGCGCATTGGCATACTGGGATAAAAAAGTCTGCTGCACGCCCTCCATCAGAGCACCTGCACAGTAATTGTTGCGGCTGAAACAACAGGGATCTGATCAATATTGACCTGCACGGTGGAGGCGGCTGGCTGGGCGGCAAGACCCACGGTTATGCCGACAATTTTAACCCAGTCCCCCACCTCGCTAACGCTGGAATAAAAATTGCTGGCGTAAACCGTGCCACCAATGGGCACACGCTGCGTGCCCGTGGCCCCTTCAAACCCCGCCACAAGAGCGGCCTGCACATCCGCCACCGCCGTAGACGGTACAGCAACCCCACCCGCCAGCACCACCGCCACATAAACAGGTGTTGCCTGCGCGCGGGTAAACTGCACGGTATATTGTGGATGTTTGGCATAGGCTGCATTGGGGTCCGTCACAACCACACTGCTTGTGCCCACACTTGCGCAGCCGGGTGTTTTTTTACGCATGATGGCCAGAGCCACATCCGTATCCAGCCCGCCATTGACACACACATACAGGCTGTGCGGGGGCAGCGTTACCCCGCCTGTGGTCACAGGGTTTGCCGTGCTGTTCTCGCTCACATAGGCATCGGTCACACCGGGGGTGGACAATACCTCCCCCGCCAGCGCATCCAGCGGCCCCATGGCATTGCGTGCTACGGTCTGCTGGCGGCGCAGTTCAAACGCCTGCCGCCCTTCCACCGCCTGCCCGGCTACCCCTGCCGCGGCGTTGCTCACACTGGTCAGCCCCACAACAGACTGGTACACGCCCAGGCTCAGCGGCGGGCATTCCACCGCCCCCGTAACCGTGCACGAAAACGTGCCCACCCCATACCCCGTGGCATCCAGCGTTATGGCGCCATCGGCTGCATAGGTGTTACCACTCCCGTCCTGCACCAGTGTCCCCTGTGGCACAACAGTACCTGCCGCACCCGAGCACTGGCAGGTGACCACCGTAGCCGTGGCGGGTTTGCGGGTCATGAAATACAGGTTGCCAATGGCGTCCTGCATACGCCCTGCTGCCCGCGCGGGGTCCACACCATTGAACAGGGCAAGCATCTGGTCATACGCATCGCCCACAATGGCGGTAAGGGACATGGCAAGCTGGCCCTGCGGGGTGGACAGGTCGGTATTGAGCACATTGCCAAAAGCTGCGTTCATATCATCAAGAATACCGACCAGAATATCGCTTTCTGCCGGAGCCACAAACCCCGCATCGGTCATGGTTGGGGCGGGTACGGCGGTGGTCCCCACGGTGTTAGAACCCGACATGCTGCACATCTCCCGAAGTGGTGGATACAAGAACATAGCCAGATAACTGGCGGTTGGCGGCAATGCCGGTCAGCACACACCGGGCGGCGGCCACACCGGCCACGGCACTGGCTGCCTGTTCCGCCTGCATCCGAAACACAGGCGCAGCCTGCGTGTGAGCCAGAATATGCTGGCGGTAGGGCAGTCCGGTTGCGGTGTTGTAGTAACATTCACCCATAAAAACCCTGATGGCAGAAGCAACATTCTGGCATACGGCATAAGAGCCCGATGCCACGGCCATATTGCCGCTGGCATCGGGCAGCAGGTCCCATGTGGTCCGGTCAAGCAGCAGCGTGTTCATGACGCCCCAATAAAAAAAACCGCCCATTGGGGCGGTATGTTACAAAAAACAGTGTCTGTTGCACGGACATGCGCCTTATTGCGGGGCACCTGTTTTGCCCGCTCCGGGCTGCACGCCTGCATGGGTATGGTTTTGCAGGCTGATCTGCCCGGCCTGCACATCCCCCTGCGCACTCAACCCACCCTGCACCTGTACTGCACAGTTGATCTGGCATTGGCTGGCATTCACCACAAAGCGGCCTGTGGTATTCAGCACAAAGTCCTCCCCAACCCAACCGGCGTATTCCTGCGGGGGAGCATTTAAAAACCCGCCAATATACAGGGAGTCTGCATAATCATGCTGGCGGTAGGAGCCGGGGGCTGCTGGCTGGCGGGTGCTTTTTACGCTGGCAATATCCCGCCCGCAGACAATAATGGCCCCGATATCCCCCACCACCGGGTCACAGATCAGCGCGCGTCGGCCCCCTTGCAGGCGCAGGTAGGGCACGTTGTGAATCAGCCCGTGCGGCGTGGTGCGGCCTGCCCCGTCCTGCTGGTGGACCATGGGTTGCACATCCACCATGCCCACCGGCTCCAGCCCTGTTCCGCGCACGGCCCTTACCTGCACAAGAGCCGTAGCTCCCAGCATGGCCAGCACCCGCCGAATGGCCGCATTGGTGGCGTTAAACGCACTGGCCCCATCCTCGGCCCGCAGGGAGCCTACCAGTTTATCTTGCAAATGCCTGTCCGGCAAAGTCTGGCCTTGCCGCCTCTACTGTTGTGAACCATGACCCATCGGGCCGTTCGGTTTGCAGGTCATGATGCACGTTCTGCACAACCCATAACCCGCCTGTGGGCAGCGGACTGCCACCGGTGCGCATCTGGCTGGCCTGCGCAGACCCGGCCTGTGTGGAGGCAAATCCCGCAGCACCCCCTGCCGTGGCCTGCGTGGCGGTTCCGGTTTGCAGGCTGACCGTATCCCTGAACCGGATGTCGGGGTTGAACACGGTCTGGAACGCCACACCATACTGGCTGTAACTCGGGTAACCCACCAGCCCGGTCGCCACGCTAACAGGGTGCACCGGCCCATCCGCCTCCATGCCCGCAGGCCAGATGGCCAGCACCCCCACCCCGATCTGGTAGGAAATACGGGCCGCGCGCGCACAGCTATCCACCTGCTCGGCTATGGACCCCTTGTAGTACACCCCTCCGCGCAGCAGGATCTGCACGCCATAATTGGCAAAACCCAGCCCCGCCTTGCTGGCCAGCGCCTGCATGACCGTAGCAACCGGCACATCCCCCCCAAACGACGTTGAGGTCACCGGCACGGCCGCTGGCAATGCGCCTGAGAGGGCACGGACCTCAAACGTTACATCGGGGCTGTTGGCGTAATCCACAAAAGCCTCGACCACGCCGCCAGAAAACACAACCGGCAGGCTGCCCTGCGCGGCACTGTTCCCCGCCATAATGGTCACCGTATTACGCGTTTGCGCCGCCATACCCGCCTGCATGAGCGAAAGGCGGTTAAGCAGAGGCTGCGCCAGCCCTTCCACCCGCAAGGCGCAGGTCATCCCGCTTTCCAGCCCTGTGCTCATGATCTGGCAGTGCACGCAATAGCCGCTCAGAGTTATTGTTTCTGCCCCGCCGGGGCCAAACCCGTCCTGCGCCAGAGTGAACACCACGTCCACCTGCCGGTTGGCCAAGGCGGCTGGCTGTGTACCCCCCTGCACCCCCAGCGTACCCCCGGCGGCTACCGTGCTGTCCTGTGCGGTCTCAGTCATTGGCGTCCTCCGCGTAAACAAGCACAAAACGGCTGCCAAGGCCGGTGTAATCGGGGTCCTGCGTGCCCTGCGTATCTGCAAAGGCCAGGTCTCCGGGCAAGGTGGTGGCACTTTGGCGCACAAGCCATGTGCGGTCCTGGCACAGCACGCCTGCCAGGACGGGGCTGTCATCCACCCACAGGGCGGCGTACAGGCCAGTGCTGCGCTGCTGCACATCCAGCCTGCATGCCTGCCCCGAAAGCGGCACACGCAGGCTCTGATAGGCAACCGCGCTCAGGGGAATAACAACCGCCATTACAAAAACCCCGCCACGCTCATGTTGGAGGTAAGGGCCTGCACGTGCCCTCCGTTCCGCACAGCCTGCCCCTGCGGGGTGGCGGTGCCCGCATATGTTGCGCTGGCCCCCAGCCGCACCTCCTGCACAACCAGTTCGGCCACCAGCATGCTCACCCCTGCATGCACATCTCGCCGGATCCGGTAGCCGGTTACGTTGACATTGGCGTAAACCGCCTCGGGCATAACAATGTGGTAAAGGCCAAGGTCGGCCACCAGCGCATCCAGTGCCGCCACAAACAGCGCACGCGCCTGCAACCCGCCAGAAAGGGCGGGCATACCCAGTGTGCTGAGCAGGTCCCCCAGCACACTCGCACTCCCCAGTTCCATGCTGGACCCGTCGCACAGCATTTCCACCCCATACTGGCCGGGCATGCGCACCTTGTTGTAGGATAGGAAGGACCCGTTCTCCAGCGGGGCAGTGGCAATGCGGCACTGGCTCTGCACATCCAGCGCGCGCACATGCCCCGATGTCAGGACCGGTCTGTTATCGGGCGTAAAAACACCCCATTGCCGCTCGGCCTGCGCCAGAACAGCGGCATTCAGCATGGTTGCCACGGCTGTGGAGGCCGAGGCCGAAACCCCTGCCTTAACCGACTGGCCCAGAAGGGCAGGCACCCCTGCCGCCACGGGCACATCCCATACGGGGGGCAGACTGATGGGAAGCATGGGCATGATGGCAAACTCCATCCTGTGAAATGACAAAAACAAAGGGGAAAAGGGCTGCGCCAGTACATGCCCTATGGAGGGCACGAGGCACGAGGCCGTGGGAATGGGCGGCAAGGGGGAACGCAACAAAAAAGCGGCCACTGGGGCCGCCTGTTGCACGTTACAAACCCTCCTACCCGCCCTGCCCCAAAGGGAGGGAGCCACACAACATTCAGGGGGAGGGCAGATGCCACACCTGTGCCTTGACCTGCGCAGGAACGGCAGGGAACGGGTCCACCCCCGTATTGCGGATAAGGGTCTGCACGCTTACCTGATCGCAATGAGGGTGAACGGGGCGGTTTTTGCACACATACACCCCCGCCCTGCCCCGCGTGGGGGAGTAAACGGCCTTCCATACCGAGCTTGGCACATACACATGGTCATGCCCCTGCATGGCAATGGGGCGTAAATGAAAAGCCGGGCCTGTAACCACATACAGTTCGCCCTCACGCTCGGCCAGCAGGCGCACCTTGTGCTCCATGCGTGCCCAGATCCCCTTATTGAGCACAGAGGCCTGAGGAACAATGTTGGACAGGGCATAGGTTTCCTGCTGGGCCTGTAGGGTTGGCTGGTCCCCACTGGGGGCCATGTGCCCGCGGTCATAAGGTTTTGTGCGCCTGTAATCGCTCAGCGCGGCACCGCCGGGCCAGCGCGGGTCGGCATAAAAATGCCCTTTGCGCGGCAGGTCAGCCGCAGCGGCCAGATCATTCGCCCGCAGGTGTTCCGCCGCCCATAACGGTCCGTGCGACACGGTGGACACAAGGGCCGCATACCCAAGGTTACACAGCAGGGTCGTTCCCTGTTCCAACTGGCGGTTGGTCAGTGCTGGCAACTGGGCATTTACCCCGAATGCCTGGCATTGTTCCTCCACCGCCCAAGCGGGAACAGCAACAGAACACCATACAAAAAAAGCCAGTACCACACGCATGGGGCGCACCATAAACCAGTTTCCTGCCCGCATGATAGACCATGCCAGCACCTTGCACCGCTCAACGATACAGAGCCTAGAACTGCCCCATATTGGCCTGCCGCGCCTGCATGCGCAGCGTGCTCATCCGGTGGGCGACCTCATTCCCGATAGCCTGTGGGGTGCTGTTGGGGGCATTGACTGTAATCTGTGCCTGCACCGCAGGGGCGGAAGCCGTGGAGGGGAGCACCATACTGGCAACCCCCACGGCCCGGCTGATGGCATGCAGGTAATCTGGCACAGGGGGGAGTGCCCCCTGTGCTGCTCCCTCCAGCCCCCCAGACACACCCGCATGGTGCAGAACATCTGCCATAAGCCCGGCATGGTGCGGCATGGCGCGCATTGTGTCGTAAACACCGCACATCCTGTGCACAGCCCCAAACGCCGCATTTTTTTGTGCCTGTGTGGCCGCCATATGCCCCAGCAGCATGGCCACGCCATGCCCGGCCGGAACGTAAACCTTTTGCCCATACCCGCCTGCAATGGCGCACATAGACCTCCCCCCTCCAGCATCGGGCACCAGACAGGAAGACTGGTGGGTAGCGAAGGACTGCACAAATACCGGCTCGGAGGGAGCCAGCAGCGCAGCACTCCTCAGCACGCCAGCCCCCTGCGGCGCAGTTCCGGTAAAGGCCATACCGGGTAAGGCCCCATCCTGCCGGGCTGCCATAACCTGCACCGCTCCATCTGGTGCCACAAATTGCTGTGGCATCTGCCACAGGGCGGGCGATACTGGGCGGTCCTGCCACAATTTTTGCAAAAATCCGCTTAAAGCGGGCTGGCTTTTTCCAACCTGCTCCAATGGCTGCACCGCAGGGAAGGACATTCCGGGAGAGAATGCTGCCATACCGGGCACCTGTGCCCCGGCCAGCCCGGCCCCTTCTGCCCGCACCATTGGAAGCGCAGCCATAAGGGCTGCCACCACACCCCGCCCGTGCGCGCCCCCCGACCTGAGCGGAGAAGCCCCGCCCTGCGCGGCCCCCACCAGCACAGACAGCACCGCCCGCGCCATTGCAGCATGCACCGGCACCGCGCCTGCCCCACCGGAATACCGGGGCACCAAGGCGGCAGTCAGGCACTGTGTTAGCGTTGCCATTGCGTTTTACCTGTTAAAGCGTTTGATAAGAGCCATTTCCAGCAGGTTTTCAAAATCCTCGCTGTCATAAACGGTTTGCAGCTCGCACAGGCTGGCCAGCCCTTCGAGCATGACCAGCGCGTGCCGCTCGCTTACATTGGGGCATCGGGCGGCGGCGCGCCGGGTTCTGTCTGAAGCAGGGCCGACAGAAGGGAAAACAACGGGCCGACGCCCTTGAAAAAATCCACATGCAGGGCAAAAGCTTCCTTCTGGAGCCAGCCAACGGTGGGGATTTCCTCCAGATCGCTCTCATCCAGCGGGCGGCGCACGGCGGCGTTGCGCGGGTCGGGCTGTACGCTCACACACCGCATGAGCCGCTCCAGCAGGCTGTCCATCCGCTCGGGGTCCATGGCACCAAAAATGCCCAGCCCCACGGCTGCAAGCCCGGCCAGCCCGGCATCCACCTCCAGCCCCGGAATGTCCGCGCCCGAGGCAATGGCTGCCTGCAGGCAGTGCCGCCCCCACTGGTCCGCCTCCATGGCGGACATGCGGGTAATGACAAACACCTTGCCGTAATCCGCCCCTTCAAGCGGGACGGTCACGCTGGTCTGGCGGATAGCCATTACAGCCCCGCCGGGTAAATGGCCTGCCAGCTTACGGCAAAATGCCGGTCTGCCAGCAAACGTCCGGCACTGGGCATGGGGGACACGCCGTGCAGAACGCCATTGACCAGTGTGTATTTACGACCTGTGCCGGTGAGCGTAATTTCCGCCCCAAGACGGTAAAGCGTGCGCGCGGTCTGCTGGGCGGTCATAATGGCTTCAAACACGATGACGCTCTCGCTCGCGGCAGAAAGCGTAATGGACTGCTCCACGGGTTCGGGCACAAAACCCGCGTTCAGGTAACCATCTATCGACATCTGGGTATGCGCGCAGTTCTGCTCCGCCACATCCCACGCCCGGTCGGTTGAAAAGTTCTTGAGTGTGACGGGCGCATTATACAGGCCCGGCACGGTTATGGTGAAAATGGCATTGGCTGCCGAAATATCGAGCGCCATAATTACTGTACCTCAACACTGTTCAGGGTAATGGCCTGCACGCTCTGGCCATCCGCGTACCACAGGCGCGCGGGCGGGGTGGTACGCGCCACACGGAAGGACGCCGCAGCGCTGGACACGTTGGGCATAAAATACCACCCCCGCGTGGCCACGCTGTCCGCCGCCGTAGCCACGGCCGAGGCATTGTTGATCTGCTGCCTTTGCGCCGTGCTTAACGCCACACCGGGCTGAATGGCCCCAAAACCCAATGCCTGCGTAATGGTGCCCTGCACGGCAGCCGCCACCAGGGTATCGCCCTCCGTATTGTACGGAATCTGCCCGGTATTGAGCAAAAGGGTGATCAGGTCCGAGGTCAGGCTGGCATTGAGCCAGATCTGGTTGACGTAACTATCCGCCCACAGGAACGGGCCAGACACACAACCGGGCCGCATGAACTGGAACGTGCTGGAACCGTTGGCATACGCACCGTAAAAATTGTAGCCGTTATCCAGCAGTGTTGCGGCCATTGTGCCATCCATCACAGGCGGCACAATCAGCCCCGATGCATCCTGCACCATGGCCAGCGTCTGCCGCCCCGCCGTTGTGCCAAAGGAGAGGGACGCCATCCACCCAAGGCAGAGGGCCGCTGTCTGCGGGTCATTGTACACAGCGCTGACCCCGCTCAGGTTCTGGTTTTTAAGCCATACGCCAAATGCGGTTGTGCTGTTCTGGGTGGTGGCCTGGGTGTCCGTATCCCACAGCACGGCCCAGATGGTGTTCCCCTGAGTGGCCACCCACTGGGCCATGGCCTGCTTGTCCGCCAGATCAGGCTCAAAAGCGGGGGTCAGGGCATTCCATGCGGCATTGGTGGCGCGCAGGGCGGTTAGCTGCTCGGCCACGCTCTGCCCGGTTGCGGGGTTTGCGTACCCCCCAAACAACAGACGGGCGGGCGTCAGGGCCGCATTGGTGTAGCCTGCAAAATATACGCAGGCCATCTGGTATTCTACGGACTCCATACCAAATGCCGCACCCACATCGGCTGCGGCGGTAAAGTCCTTTACGGTGCCCACGGGCACAACAGCGGCATTGGTGCTCAGGACAAGGCCGGTCAGGGCGTTCAGGCTGCCACCGGCGGCCAGTACACCGGGGGTGACCTTGACAATGGTGGAAATGGGAATGCCAGCCACAGCGTTACTCCTCTGGCGGGTCGGATACATCGGCACTGAGTGCGATGACCGAAAGGGTTGTTGCAAAATCCTGAGCAATACTCAGGCTGAATGTGACCTGCATGTGCAGGGTTACAGTCCAGTTTTCTTCATACTGATGTTCGGCGTCCCTGAAGCCGGACTGGATGGGGGCTTCCACATCCAGCGGGGCAAGCGGGAAGGGCAGACCCATAAAAAAGGCACCGGCCTGCGGGTCGCGCCACAGGGCGGCTATGGTTTGCACGTAGCTCCCCGCACCACAGCCAAACACACCAAGCTGCACGCCCAGCTTTACGGGTTCGCGCACCTCCCGCGTGGTGGGCGTGTAACTCCAGCTATTGGTGGCAAGGCGGGTACGCTCCACCAGAGTCATGGTAATAAAAGGGGCTAAAGGTGGGGCCACGCGGTTCTGCTGGCCCTGCACCACCTGCACGCATGAAGGCAGGGTGCTGAGCAGCCAGTTGCGCACGGCCCCATAAATCTGCCCATCATCGGGAAAGGTTACGCCTGTGGGCTGTTCTGCCGTATCACCAGAACCTTGGACCATTCCCCCTCCCCCCATTGTTCGAGGGACTGGGTAATGAGCCAGTCCGCTCCGTAAAACTGCAAAATATCGCCCCCGCACTGCAATGCGCCGTTAAGCGCACGGGCGGCAGCAGGCAGGTACACCACGCGCCTGTCCGCCTGCTGGGCAATATTCTGCACCAGTTGCAGGTCCTCCCCCGCTACGGCCTGCACCTCTATTTGCAAATCCAGTGCGGTGTAGGTGGGGGTCTGGCTGCCATCGGGGTTGGTTACACTCCCCGTGCTGGCCAGCAGGGTTGCCGCAACACAGGGGTTGACCGCACCACTCAGCCGACCAGCCAGTGCAAAAATCTGCATGGCGGAACACTCCGGTTACACAAAAATCAGGGCCATATCCGTGGCATCTGCGGTCCACCGGGCACGTAGCGTGCCTGCCGCAGCCCCCGCGTGGCCGCCCAGAAGGCCGCCCCGTACTGGGTCTGGGCAAACCATGCCGCGCGCTCGGTCTGGGTGGCATAATCGGTTGTGACCGACACACTCCCCCTGCTGGCGGAGGCCACACGCCCCACCAGCCCGCCATTGCCGCCCTGCTCCTGTGGCAGCTCAAGCGTGGCAATATGGGCCACCAGCAACCCCAGCAGCAGCGCGCGCCGCCCTGTATCAGGCACCAGGCCTGTGGGGGTATTGGGCAGGTACAGCGTAGCCTGCTCAAAACAGGCCTGTGCCTGCGTTGCCCCCACACTGGCCGCAAGCCCCGCGAACCGGGCCGACCAGGCCGTGTAATCAAACACGACCACGCCCGGCATGGCGGCACCTGTTGTGGGGACCGCCGTTGCAGGTACAGGGGTTGTGGTGGCGTCGGACATCAGGCGGCATCCCGGGCAAAGGGTGTTACACCGGGCAGGCTGGTGGGCTCCAGCCCTTCCAGCCCGGTGCGGTGCTGGCCACGCTCGGCCAGTTCCGCCCCGGCGGCATCCGTATCGGGCTGGGCAAAAATCAGCCCGTTCTTGAGCGGCAGAAAGTTGGGGTTCTGCGCCAGCCATGCCTGCCAGAAGCTGGCATCCACCTGTGTACGCCCCCCCATGCCCAGCAACAGGTTGTCCCGCGCATGGTAGCGCGGGTCTGCCTTGGCCCCGTTCAGCCGCACGCACGTGCTGGGTTTGGGCGGCGCCATAACCGGGGTAGCCGCACGGGCCCGCGCGGCCAGTTCGGCCGTGTCATACAGGTCCAGCACAAGCCCTGCGGGCATGCGGCAGATAACCGTAACCGTGCCCCCTGCGCGGGAGGCATTGGAAGATGCTGCTGCCATTGGTTTTAAACCCCTGCCATGGTGACGCAGGCCTGCGGGTAGAACCAGATGGTCCCCCATGTGCCCTGCGATTTTTTCTGCCGGAAGCTGGAAGAATACCGTTCCACCGCATGGGCACGCAGTTTTTCGGTAAAGGCGGTGGTCACGGCCTGCTGGCCTTCCACCTCGCTGACAAACAGCTGCATGAGCGTGGTAGCCGCCTGCCCGCCACCCAACGTGACCCCGGCTTCGGGCAGGGTCTGGATGGTCAGGTTGGGCAGGTTTTTCTTCAGCAGGTCACTCAGCGCGACCTGATACTGGTTGGTATAGAGCAGGCACTGCTGCCGCTCGGTGGGAATAACCAGCGTAAGGGGCGATTCAAGCGTAAGGTTACCCCCCATCTGTGCAGACAGCGTGCCAAAAGCCTTGAGAATATCAGCATAAACCTGAACGGGGTCCGTTGTATCCGCCCATGTGTTCCCTGCTGCTGCCGTGCCGGACGCCGCAAATTTGGGCGTGGGGGCAATGGCGGGCGGCAGGTTGGGGTCGTTGAGCGCACCATACAGTTCCAGCCCGGCAACGCCGAACAGGTTGATCTGGTTCTGGTTACGGTTCAGGACCGAGGCAGAGGCAAGGTTCTTCTGGTTGACCCAGTCAATTTTGGCAGCGCCCATACGCTCCACCTCACGCTCGCCCCAGCGGGTCCAGGTCTGGTAGTAAAAAGACTGGCGCTGCACCCAGTTGGCGTTGGAATCCACCGTGCCTGCGGGGCTGTAATCATCATACGCTGCGGCATAACCGGAGAGTTCCACAACCGGGAACTGTGCGGTATCGGTTGTCCAGTCCCCTTTACGGGCGGTGCCGTAAATGGCCTCCGAGCGGGTGGGCGTTACCAGAGCGCGAATAACCACCGGGTCGGTATAGGTGGTGAACAGGGCGGGAATACCGCTATTGGGCGCGGTCACCGCCATATTGGCAGGCAAGGCCGCATCCTGCGCCAGTTCGGAAAAATAGCGGCTGACACCACCAAGATGGATCCCCCAGTCCCGCGCAAGGGCTGGTGCATCGTTCCGGAAAAAAGTGCTCATACCCTGTTAGTTCCCTGTACCAGAGGTGGAGGAAAGCGCGCTACGCGCACCCGCAAGTGGGCCGGTGATAATGAACGGCAGCCCCGCAGCCGCCCCCTGCGCCACCGACCAGCCCGTATCCACCGTGCCGGTAGGGGCCGCCCCTGCGGCCGCACACTGGAGCGTGCCATCACTAAGGGAGGCATAAACCGCCTGCCCCGTGGCCGAGGCCGTGGTCGCCTGAGCGAACACATCCCCCCCTTCGGCCAGCCCCACCATAAAGCCCTGCGCAATGGTCATGGTGTTCTGCTGCATATACTGCGTGGCCTGCCCCTGCTGGGCGCGCACAACAAAACCTGTCGGTGCTGCCTTGGGGTTTGTCGGGTCAGGCTTGTTCAGCACAGTGGTGCCGTCAGCCTGTACCCAGGCAAAGGCGGCCACAACCACACCCCCCGCCCCGGCACAAAACCCGTTAGCCCCGGGCACAACCATGCGCTGGGGGTTCTGGCTGGCCCATGCACCGGGGAACCCGGCAGGCCAGCCATAATGCACTGTATTGGGAAAAGGCATTGCTTTTTCCTCCTTGTTTTAAAGTTTACGCGGCGCAGACACGCCAAAGCGGGTTGCCAGATGCGCCGCATGGGGGGCCGCATGATCGGCCGCGCCCAGCGCATGCCCCGCGCGATCCCCCATGCCGGATGCGGCGGGGGTAGCCGCCGTGCCAAGGCAGGCCAGCACAAGGGCCTTGAGCCCCGGCTCGTTTACGCCCTCCGTGCCCACACCCTGCTCACCCAGAGCGTAGCGCAGAATATCGGCCGCACTATCCATGCCCAGCACATCACCCACCAGCGGGCGGACAAGGCTGCGGGCTTCCTGCGCGCTTGCGGCACGGGTGCGTTCGGCGGCCAGAGCTGCGGCAACGGCACTCTGCACCGCGCTGTCCTGCGCAGTGGCAGGCTGTGCCGCCTGGTCCTGCTCGGTGGCCGAACGGGCGGGCTTCTGCTCCGGGGATAGGGAAGGGCTGCCCGCAGTGGTGTGGGCTGCGGGGCCTGTGCCACCCGCCCCTGCCTCTGCCGCGCCATTATCCGGCGGCACCGGGGGGGCTGCTCCTTCTGCCGTGCCCTGCGCACTGGCTATGCCGGTATGCCTGAGCCATGTTTCCAGCTCGCTCAGGCTTGCGGTCATGGCCAGTGCGCCTGTGGCAAAAGCCGTGCCAAGGCGGGCAAAAACCTGCCCCGCCGTGGGGGCTGCATGTGTTTGAACCATAGCAATATCCTTTGGTTTGGCATCCGCCACCACAACATCCGGCCCGGCACGCCCACTGGGCACAAGAGCCACGTGGTTGCCGCGAATGTTGGTCATGCGCCCGTCATAGGGCTGGCCTTCAAACTGGCCTGCCTCCATGACCGGCGTGTAGCGGTACGCGCAGGAGAGTTCGCGCTGCGCGCCCGAGCGGATGTTATGAATGGCCCCGGCATTCCAGATCGCCAGGGAATTGGTCAGATACGGGCTGGTAAAGCGCGCATTGGTGCCCGTGGTGCCCACAACCAGATCGGCCCGAGGGGCGGCAGCGGTAACGTGGGCATGTTCGGCCAGCACCGGCAGGGCGTTAAAGCTGGGCGCTGCGCGGGCCAGTTCCGCGGGGTCACGCAGCAGGTTGTACAGCCTGTCCGGGGCAAGGCCCAGCGCATCTGCACCGGGTATTTCGCGCCCGTAATAGGCGTTAACGCACGCCTTGCTTATGGGGGTTGCGGCCACATGCAGGCGTCCGTCCTCATCGGTCATGCGGACCGAGCCCATGCGGTCATGGGCGAGTGTGTCATTCATGCTGTTCTGCTCTTTTTGCCTGTGGCGTTTTGACAAAATCCGCATCCGGCCCACCACCGGGCATGGGGTGGGCAAGCCCTGCGGTGCGGTACAGGCTCTGGGCATCCGCTGCCTCACGCGCACGGGCCTCGTGCGGGGTGATCTTGCCCGAGAGGATATTGGCCGTATCCATGTCGGTTTTGGTTTTTTCCACTGCGGCGGCTTCCTGCTCGGACATCTGCCACAGGGGAACGAACTCAAAATCCAGATCGGGGTCTATGCGCCCCCACAGGTTAAGCTGAACATGGTGAAACAGAGCCCGCAGCACGGGGGCCATGTGGGCCTCCTGAAAAGCTGCGATCTCGTCATAAAAAACCCTGATTTCCCCTTGCGAGGACGCATTAAGACCCTGCGGCTGGATCCCAAACAGCTTGACCAGCGGAATACCGGGAATACCGGCCATGAACTCCTGCGACTGGGCCTGAAGTTCCGCAAGACCGCTGAGCGGGGCTGACTTTATGTCAAAATCCTCGCTCTCGCGGTCGAGCACGAACGTACCGTTGTTGCTCTGCCAGGCATTCATGGCCGCAACACGTGCGGTAACACTCTGGGCATCAATATCGGCATACTGCACGCCGGTATCGGACTGCATGGTGCCGCTCATATCCGTTTTCAGAATCTTGGTGGCAAAGTTGCTCACCATGTCCGATACTGACTGCCGCGTGCGCAAAAAATTGTGCACGTAGGTTTCCAGCATCTGCGGCAGGGCCAGACCGCCAAAGTTGAAGGCGGGCTTGAGAATATCCGGCACTTCAAACGGCACCACGCTCAGCAGGCGCGAACTGTTGACCAGCACCCCCTGCACCCACCAGTCCGCCGGGCGATAGTAATCCGCCCGCAGCGGGTTATCCGCATTATAGCTGTTGGGGGTGGTCCATATGGGGTCTATGTTCACCAACCGTTCAAGCTGGCCTCGCGCCATGCCGTGCGGGGTTAGGCACAAAGGAACGGCCTGCCCGGCGTCGTTCAGGGGTACACCACGCAGGCCAACCCATATATGGCCCACGCCAAAGCCCAGACCATGCACAATCTGGCGGCGCACCACATCGCGCACATGCAGGCGCTGGAACTCCACCTCCACCGCACGCAGGCGCGCGGCTGTCTGGGTGGCATCGGCCTGCACGCCGTTGCAGCGGAAGCGGATCCATGCCCGTGTTGCCTCACGCGCAATGATTTCCACGGGTTTTCTAAACTCGGCCCGCAGCATCATGGCGGCCAGAGTGGGGTAGCCTTTAAAGGCAAGCCCCTGCTCCACAAAGCTTGAGACCATGCCATACTGCGCGCTGGCATACGCCCCCAGCCCTTCATCCATAGCCAGTGCAGCCGCCCCTGCCCCGCGCACCCCGCGTGGGGGCTGGTAAGGCAGAAACAGGGCCGCCGCCCGGTCCTGTATGGTGGGGGAAGGCTCCTCCAGAGCATGCCCGCCAAAGCCAGACAGGGCACTCAAGCCCAAACGCCGCTTACCCCCGCCATGCCCTGTGTGCGGGTGGGTTGGCGGGCGGGTGGATGATGGGGCCGCAGCGGGCGGGTTATGGGGCAAAAATGGCTCCATGCGCCCAGCCTTGCCCCGTTGCGCCGCTGTGGCTGCGCGCACTCCCCCACCCTGCGCAGGGTTTGCGCCTGAATGCCCACGCAGGCGGGCCAACCAGTTTGTCATCCGTTTTTTCCGTCCCTGCTGGCGTGCAGAATGTGCCGGAGCGTTCCGGCGTTAAAGCGGGGCATGGTGCGCCGGTTGTGAATAATCCCGTCCAGCGCATAGCGCAGCGCATCTATCCAGTGGTTATGCGCGTCCTCCACAATGGGCAGAATATCCCCTGTGTCCTTGTCTATTCTGTAGGAATACAAACGAAATTCCTCCGCAACCCGCTTGCAGCGCGGGTGCACCACAATGGCATCAAACGCTTTAAGCCGGGCTATGCCGTCCTCCACGCTGCCGGGCCATTTTTTGGCGGCACTGATACGAAACCCATATGTGCGGGCAAGAAAACTTATGGTTTCCGGTCGGGCGCCATCGGCCTTCCATGGCCATTGCCCGGCATTGGGGACCTGCCCCAGCACGGCGGGTATGGCATCCAGCTCCACGCCAATGCCTCCGGCTTCATGGTCGATATACACTGTATTGCCCGCAATAAAGCAGCGCAGAGCGGCCAGTGGGTCTTTGGCAAAACCCCAGTCCACACCGTAGTAAAACCGTGCATCCTCGGGCACTGCAAAGTCCTGCACCCGCACCCGTCCTGCAAAAATCTGGGCTGCGGAAAAACTCTGGTAATCCCCTTCCCACACATGCCCGTATTCATCGGGGCGGGTGCGCTGGTCCTCCAGCCGCTCTGTTGGCAAGGTGCCCTGATCAAACCACGGGTTATCCGACCAGTTGGCCCGCACGGCCACAAGGTCCGCCCGGTCCGAGCCAGCACCACGGAAAAACGCATCCACCGCATCGGTTGGAGCATGAGGGTTCCATGATGCCCAGATTTCCGCCCCTTTTTTGCGTAAAGTGGGCCGCAGCATACGCCAGCTCAGGGCGGAGACGGACTGCGCCTCCTCCACCCATGCCCGGTCAAACCCTTCAAGTGACTTCAGGCTTTCTGCCGTGTGGTTCTGCATGCCCTGAAACACAATCAACCCATCCCCCGGTGTGCGAATGGCCCTGTCCTGCACATCAAAATACTGTTGCAGGTTAAACTGGCTGATTTTATCAATAATCAACTGGCGGGAGGACAACTGGGTGGATTTCTGCACCTCCCGGATGCACACTGTGCGGTGCCCTGCCAGCCGCAGATGCTCCTCCACCACGCATTCGCCAAAAAAATGCGACTTGCCAGACCCCCGCCCCCCATAAGCGCCTTTGTAACGGCACGGAGCCAGCAGGGGTGCGAACACCCTTGCCGTGGGTATTTTAAGGCTTGGTCTGCTCATTTTTTACTGCTTCTCGCACCTGCGGGTCCACAATCACACGGCGAATGGTGCGGGGCCTGCCATCGGGCCGGGCCGCGGGGGGCTCCTGTGGTTCACCTGCTGCTTTTTCGCCGTAGCGGGCAGGCGCACGCTTGGACATGATCCATTTGAGGGTATCAATCCGCAGGCGCATGGCGGCTGTATCTTCCCCGCTAATGCTATGGACCTCCTGCAACAGCCGGTCCTCAAACGCTTCTGCTGCCAGCACTCTTGCGCGGGCGTAGCGACTGGCCAGTGTGGGGCTTGCACGCAGGCTGGCGCGCATATGCTCCCATGTTGGCATGCCCGTCCCCGTGCTGATCTGGCGCAGGGTGTGGCCTTCCTCCGCCTGACTGAAGATATGCTCCCAGACCTCAGGCGTAATAGCCGGTTCGGGCAGTACTGTGGCGGGAACTGGTGTTTTTTTGCATGCAGGCATGGGTGCTGGCCTTATTGTGGGGCGTGGTCCTGTGCGGCCAGCCTCCTTCCACCGTCTGGCTGGTACGCTCGCGCGCGATCATGGCGTGAATGCGCTGCATGGCAGGCTGGGGGAGCTGGCCCACAATCGAACCACGTACCGCCCGCTCGCGCACCACACAGCGCACGCGCACCTCTGGCGGCAGGTTGGCCTGCGCACTCTCGCACCACGAAAGGGGAACATCGGCCCTGTGGCGTGTATTTTCCGCCTCGGGCACCAAAAAGCAGAGCAAGGGCAGGCCCGCACGCAGGCCAACACACACGGCATCCGTGCGGTGCAGACGCACCACATCGGCATAGCTGACTGACTGGATCATGATTTTTCCACAAATGGCGAATACGGCCCTGTATGCCGCGTAGCGCCCAGCCCATAAAAAAAGCCGCCCGGTGGGGCGGCTTGCTGCGGTCTGGCGCAGGAATTCCAATGTAGGTATTTACATACGCAGGCTGCGCGCACATGGCAAGTTAAAAAAACGCACATTGTGCATATTTTTTACAAATCCATGCCTTGCACCAGCTTTTTTCCTGACCGTCCTAGCCTGCCGCCACACCGGAACGCGGTTTTTTACGGTTCTGGTTTGCCCGGCGCAGACTGTTATAAAACCCTTCAAGCTGCTCCAGCAGCATGGCGCACTGGGCAGAAACCTTGAGCCGCGCCCGCGCATCTGACAAATGCGGAAAAAGAACACGCCCCATCTGCATGAATGACAGCTCATCCACCAGCATCAGTTTAAGCCGCACATCGGCACACAAACCAAGAGCGTGGCGCACATCGGCCAGACGGCCAGCGGCGTGCGCACGTGTCATCTGCCAGGACACATCATCATGCCGGGTCAGGGTATTGGGCGTATGGTTTGTGGGGTATTCAATATGCCCCACATAGGCAAACACCCAGTCCCTATACCAGCGTTCCGCTGCATTGGCGGCATCCTGGGTAATGTCACGCGCATTCAGCAGCGCCTGCACCGTACCCAGCACCCGCAACGGGGCGCCCGGGGTTGCTGTGTCCACCGCAAAGATGGACTTTTCCATCCGCTCGGCCGTGGGCTGGCACCCTGCCTGCGCGGATAAAAGACCCGCATGGGGTGCTCCACCCTGCTTTTGGGAAACCTGCGTGTGGGATGCATTCATTTGCATAAAATCCTTGCCTACCCTGCCTTTTCCACCTTTTTGGGGAAAACGGGCTATAAACTGTTCAATTTTTTGTAAAGTGGCGCGCAATCAGGTCCGATTTTGCATACAATCCACATTATCCACAGGGTTGTACACAGGCTGCGGCGCATGGTGCTGCTCCCATTGTGCCCAGCGCAGCTCCTGCGCCTGTGCGCGCGCCATGCGCCGGTCGGCCTCTGCCACCATCAGGCGCAACCGGCCCTGCGTGGCGCGGGCCTCGCCACACTGTGCCTCCAGCAACGCCACCAACTGTGCCGCGGATGGAAAAAACGTAAACGCCATAAGGGCACGGCGCACAGTGGCCTCGCTCCATGCCAGTGCTGGCACTGTGGCGCAGGCTGTAACCAGCGCGACACAACGCAGTTGCAGGGCCACGCCGGGCAGTGGGTTAACCACGCCCGCGTTCAGCATTTCGGCAAACTCCTCTACCCTGCTGGTCAGTTCCAGCACAGGTAGGGGGGACAGGGCGCGGGTATAGGCTGGCAGAAGGGCACGTGCCTCGTCCACAAGGGCAGCCGGGGGAGCAAACCCTCCGGGGCGGAACGCCTCCAGCTGGCCAGCCAGTGCGGGGCTGGGCTGGGGCAGGCCCGCTGTGCCGTGGCCCTGCGCGTTCAGGCTCAACATTCCGCACCACCGGGTTTGTCATCACCCGCCATGTGGGGCTGCGCCTCTGGCGTGTTACGCGCTGGCTCCCGCCCCTGTTTGCGGGCCGCGCTGCGCTGCCTCAACCGCGCGGCCTGCTCCTCCAGCGGGTGTGGCACATGCGCCTTGCTGGAACGCCCCCGCGCTAAATCCGCCTGATTATTCCCCCGCGAACGCAGTGAGCGACTCTTGCTCTCCCTCTCACTCTCCCTTGCATCTGCGTGGGCTGTGCCGTGGCACGCGGGGGCCGGTATGGGGGGAGCACTCTCCTCCGGCGTATGCCCCCAGCGGCGGGCCGCACGGGCACGCTGGGCCAGACGGGCCTTCCAGGCCTGATTGGCTTTTTGCGCAATAACGGGGTGGTACAGCCGCCCATCCGAGCAGACGACCCACCCATGCAGGGCCACCGTGCGCAGCGTAGGCCACCGCCCGCCCGCACCGGACAGATGCGCCAGAACCCGGTCGTTATGCGGCAGGCTGCCCGCTGGCACCTGCTGCCATGCCTTGCACCACAAGGCTACGGCGCATTTAAACCCGTCCCCCGTGCTCAGGGCGAACAGGTCGCTATCCAGCAGACGGCAGGTATCGAGCGGCATAAAGGGCAGACCCCGCAAATCGCTCTGCGGTGGGGTCATTGGGGCGGGAAAAGGCCGGGGCGGCTCTTGCACCGCATCCGGCAGGCTGGTATGTGCGTTGTTCATGCACATAATGTGCGTATTAAAAATACAAACTGCAAGCGGTTTTTACGCACTGACATGCACGACACTTTTGACCACAATGCAGGCATGAACCAGAATCGGATCACGGACAGGCTTAAAACCCTGCGCGAGCGCGCCGGTTATACGATTCGTGAGTTTGCGCGCGACCTGGGGTACGGAGAGAAGTTTTCCTCCTACCGCATGTATGAGACCTCCTACAAAAAGGATGTGCTGCCCTTACCCATGGTCAAATCCATGGTGCCATTGCTCAATGGCAGGGGGGACCCGCCCATTACCGCCAACGAGGTATGGAACCTTGCCGGTGTAAGCATGGGGGAAGCTGGCCTTGTGGCCAAAATGCCCCCCCAGCCTACGCCCGCGCCAGCCCCCCCCCAGCCCGATACCCTGCCCCCGGCGGGCTCCGGCCGCATTGCCATACCTGAATATGATGTCATCACATCGGCCGGGCCGGGCTGTGTGCCGGTTCTGTGCGCCCCGCAGGACGGGTTGCGCCCGGTGGAACACTGGACCCTGCCGCGTGGCTACGTTGCGGCTTTTTCCGAAACACCAGACACGCTGGCCATTGTCCGCGTGGCGGGGGACAGCATGGAGCCGGACTACCAGTCCGGAGACAGGGTGCTGGTGGACACAGCCCACCGTATTCCCTCCCCCCCCGGTGTGTATGTTCTGTGGGACGGGTTTGGCCTTGTGCTCAAACGTCTGGAACTGATCCCCGGCATGGAGGAGCCCCGGCGGGTACGGATCATGAGCATTAACAGCGCCTACTCCACCTACGAACTCACACTGGACGAAATCAGCATTAACGGCCGTGTTGTGGGCAAATGGACCTGGAAGTAACGCCCAGCCCTCCATAAGCCCGCACTCCCCCCGCGCACATATGCGTGTTATCAGGTCTTGCGCTGTGCATTTATTACGCACATACTGGCCGTGTGTTGTTGAGGGAGAACACTTTGGAAGCGCACCCGCCCTGCCCCGACCACCGCCACGTGGCGCAGGTCGATGCCTATACCCACGCTGCCCGGCGCGGCCTGTTCAGCACCGATATGCTGCCCAGCGCCACGGCGCAGGAGCTTGCCCGTTACGAGCAGGCCATCCTGCACCTGCGCGCAGCCAGCCACAGCCTGCAATGGCCTTTTTACACCAACACCACCTTTGCTGCCGACCAGCACCGCTACTGCGAGGAAAGCATAGGCGAGATTGTACAAACCGTGCGTGACCTGCTGGAGCGCCAACAACAGCCTTTGGGGTAATGCCACGCTGGCAGCCGGACCGGCATAAGGTACCGGCCCGCACTCCCCTCTCCCCCGTTATTCCGGCCTAGTCTGGCCAGCCACCGTCGCGCTGGGCGAGCAGGCGCAGGGTTACGGCCAACGCAACCCCCACCAGCCCTACAAGCCCCCCACCCAGCACCATACCGCACTCAAAATCCACACTCATGATGCCTGAATAGCCGCGTTGTCAGCCTGACATTTGGCAAAGAGTGCCGCAATATCCGCATCACTCGGGCCTGTACCGCTTTTGCTTTGCTCAATGGCGCTCAAAACCGTGTCATACGCTTCGGGACCATATTTTTCCGCCAGAGAGACCACAGTCCCCACAATACCCAGTATGACACTAATTTCTGCTGCAGTCATGGTTCATTCCTTCCCATTGGTGGATACGGACATATCCGCATCGGCCTGCGTGGTGGTCGTCACGGTAGTCGTGTTTGTTGTCGTGCCTGCAGTCGTAGCCATAGTGCACGCAGCCGGAGTACTCCCCCCCGTAAGCCCGCTCCAGCAGGTGGAAAACGCGGCAAAATCCGCCTGCAGGGCTGCAACGGCTGTTTCGGCCAGCGTGTTCCCGGCCTGTATGGATTGCTCAAGCGCGCTCAGTTCGTCCAGCACACTCTGGCTGGCCTTGCGGGCAAGGGCTTTTTGTCCGGCACTCAAGCTTACGCCGGGCACACGCCCGGCCATAACATCGGGCATGGGGCTGGCCAGCAGGTGGTACGCACTGGCCGTATCATACACCGCCTGACGCAGCTTGCCCTGCGCGGTTTGCGCGCACGAACATAGCAGGCACAGCGCCACAAGGCTGCCCGCTTTGACATGATTTTTCATACTTATTGTTCCTGAAAGGAAAATTTTTACGGTGTGGTTTTCTCTGTAACCACACATTCCGTGGCCGCAGCATCAGCCTCCGCAGCGGGCTCGCTGGCAGATGGGGTCTTGACCAGATGAGTAGCCATATACGGCATAGCGTACTGCACTCCCAGCCCTGTTACCCGCACCATCTGGTACAGCGCAACCAGCAGTCGCCCGTGCACGGGGGCGGGCACAGCAGCCGTTATGGCCGCACAGGTGACCATACCTGCGCAGATAACAAGCGCCACGTTCTGTGGCAGAACAGAAAAAAACGAGGGAATAAAAGCAATAATCGCAGCAACCTTGGCTGTATTGCGCGTGACGGACCCCATAGCGGGCACATTGTGGCCAGTATCGGCCATGCTCAGAACCTCCATTTGACGGATTGATCGTCTGCCACTGCCCGCCAGACCCAAGGCCACACCCCGCGTGCCGCGCATGGAATTCTTCCATACCCTGAATGCAAAAAACCTGCCCCTGACAGGCAGGAACAGGTGAGCAAGGAGTATAAGGCGGAAGGGGTAAAAGGGGCGTCTTGCGTGTCTGGCGTAACGCTACGGCATTGCCCCAAAGGGCGCAGAACAGGCGACGATAAAAAACCTATGCCACACTTTGCGCGCATAAACACTGTTTTTTATTCTGCCACACATCCCAGCAACAACACCCACCGCGCAAACCCGGCCATAACACGAGAGATACCCCCTCAGAAGACGACCGCACACTCTCAAGTGTGGGTGACTATATGCTCCTAAAATAAGCCGCTCCAACCAACAAATATATGGAACGTCTGTTTAAAAAAGGAAAAATACCCAGTCATTTCATTTTTATTATGCAGGAAGTCCGCCGGACATATTATTTACAAAGTGCTCAAGAATGCCCAAGATGGAGCGTAAGACTGCGCGGTATATCCGTATTGCAATGGTCAAAAAGAACCCCACGAGTGAATTTACTATGTCCAAACTGCTAAAATGTACAAATCATGATATTCGTACCATATTTCCGCGTCTAGCCGATCTGGGTGCCTGTTCCTTCGGCGAGGATCCTGATATTTTTGGCGATACGTTGACAGAAGTTGTTGAAAATGCACCACGAGGTCATGGCCTGCTGTTCAAACAGCAAACAGTCAACGAATTAAAGACTTTACTGGCTTGCAATGAGGCAGAACTCCACCATGCAAGCTTTGCTTTGATCGCCATAAGTCCTACTGAAGAGGTTGAAGAACCACCTAATTGGGGCAATTTTCCTACCTTGCGGGCATTCTGGTCTGCCACCCTCCACAGTTTTGAACATGACCCCGAGGTACAGGCGGGAAAAGAGATTGACTCAGATATGTAAAGGCGGGTCATTCGCGTGGCATCTGCAGATGCATACCGACTGACCTTTAGGCATGTTGACATCACTTGGGAACACTTCCACCATCCTTCACCTTACGCGTCTCAGCCTGCCAGATCAGACTCCAACCAGAATCTCATCTCACATCACTGGCAGAAAAGATTTGATGGCGACCGTAATGAATCACGACCGCATAATCTCAAGGTAGGTGGCCATATACTACGAAAACACATCGCTCTCAGCGACGAATATATTAAACGTCGGATCACAAAGTAAAAACTTCCAGTATGTTCATACTTTACTACACAGGCAGCGGCTTAACGGATTATTCACAAAATACTCACAAATAATGCTTCCAATATTGATGCCTGCCTAAAAAATACTAAAGATGGATCGGAAATGCTGCTTGACCAAAACATCTCTGAAAGAGAAACTGTTGTCATTGAAAAAGCTAATCGTCAGCGTAAGACTGTACGGTATATTTGCGTTACAATTATCAAAAAAAACACAATGGGTTAGTTTACTATGTCCAAACTGCTAGACTTGACTAAATTTGGTATTATTGACTTATTCCCGCGCCTGACCGATCTGGGTACTGGCTCATTTGGCGAGGATGCTAATATTTTTAGCGATACCTTGGCAGAAGCTATTGAAAATGCGCCACAAGGTCATGACCTGCTGTTCAAACAGCAGACAGTCAACGAATTAAAGATTTTACTGGCTTGCAATGAGGCGGAACTCAACCATGCGAGCTTTGCCTTGATCCGCATAAGTCCCACTGAAGAGGTTGAAGAACCACTTAATTGGGGCAGTTTTCCAACCCTGCGGGCGTTCTGGTCTGCCGTCCTCCACGTTTTTGAAAATGACTCCGAGGTACAAGCGGGAAAAGAGATTGACTCAGATATGTAAAGGCGGGTCATTCGCCCGCACAAATTTATACCTCCACCGTCATCTTGGATATTCGCGAATGGCTGAAAATTTTGTCAGACTGAGCATTGATAGAGATCAGATCGGCCCATTTTCCATCTGGTATCTGCGCACGGGTTTTGCTACATATTAAACACAGTTCAGATAGTGGTGTTCACTGATCTGGATTTTTCACAAACTTATGACCCCGCATAAAAAGTGCTACGGCATAGATCATAGCGCAGATTCCCCCTGCGACACGCAAAGCCCGCCCTCACCGGCGGGCTTTTTTGTGTCTGCATTTCAGGACACGCCATGCCGAATACCAACCAACATCCCGCTCTGACTTTTGTCATGAGCGAACATCAACTCATCAGCATCGTTAGGCGCTATCTGCCAAGCCCACAAACTCTCAACCGGATCGAAGGACTAGCCACGATCGGCTTTGGGGCGGCGGAAATGGCCGGAGCCACTAGCCTGCTGGGCGCGCCTGAGCCTGTATTCAGTAAAGTGGCAGGAGTTGCCCTTGCTGCCCATGGCGTTGACATGATGGCTGCCGGTCGGTGTGCGTGGAATACAGGCACACCATCACAAACCCGGACCGAACGCGCCGTCCGCAACGCGGCCCTGAGGGCACATGCTTCTCCCGCTGTTGCGGGGCTGGCAGGTGCGGCCGCAGACGCCCTAATCCCTGGCAGCCTGCTGCATGCGGTAAGCTCTTTTGCAGCAACACGGGCCATTCGCGTGGCATCAGCAGATGCGTACCGACTGACCTTCAGGCACGCTGACATCACTTGGGAACACTTCCACCGTCCTTCACCTTACGCGTCTCAGCCAGCCAGATCAGGCGCCAACCAGAATCTCATCTCACATCACAGGCAGAAGAGATTTGATGGTGACCGTAATGAATCACTACCGCATAATCTTAAGGTAGGGGGCCATATATTACGAAAACACGTCGCTCTCAGCGACGAATATATTGAACGTCGGTTTACAAAGGAAAAGCGCCCGGTGATTTCATTCTTCACCACACAGGCAGCAGCCGAGCGTATTATTCACAAAGTACTCAAAAATAACGCTTCCAAGCTTGATACCTGGCTCAAAAATGCCAAAGAGGGAGCGCAAATATCGCTTGACGAAAATATCTCTGAAAGGGAAACCGTTGTCATTGAAAAAGCCGACCGTCAGCGCAAGATCCCACTAAAGATCGAAATTGTAATTATCAAAAAAGAGCACAATGGGTTAGTTTACTATGTCCAAACTGCTAAAATGTACAAATAATGATATTCGCGACATATTCCCGCGTATAAAAAATCTGGGCGCCAGTTCCTTCGGCGAGGATGCTGATATTTTTGGCGATACATTGGCAGAAGTTATTGAAAATGCACCGCAAGGTCATGACCTGCTATTCAAACAGCAAACAATCAACGAATTAAAGAATTTACTGGCTTGCAATGATGCAGAAATCGACCATGCGAGCTATGCTTTGATCGCCATAAGTCCTACTGAAGAAGTTGAAGAACCACCGAACTGGGGCAGTTTTCCAACCTTGCGGGCGTTCTGGTCTGCCATCCTCGACGCTTTTGCAAATGACCCCGAGGTGCAGGCGGGAAGAGAGATTGACCCAGATATGTAAAGGCGGGTCATTCGCCAGCGTGATTTTATAACCCTGAGCGGATTGGTAGTTTTAGCACTTTTTGGGAAGAAATGGTGAGCCGGGAGGGACTAAACCAATCCTTAAATATCAATAACTTACAGTTTATAACTTCTAATATGGCCCCTAATAATATCAGTAGCTTACGCCGTTTTTTTATAACCATTTTCCCCTTGTACAACACCCCAAACCTGTACTACCCTAAACGGGCTACGGCGGCGTGGATGGGCACGCGGGAAATTACCGGCTCAGTCTTGCATGAGGCGGTCAAGGAAAGCTCTCCCTTCGCAGAGAAAGCCGGTATCAAGCCCGGCCCGTAGCAAAAAAGTCGTACGGCGGATTGCAGTCGTTGTGCTCGTTGGTTGAACACAAGAAGCCATCAGATAGCTGCGGACGCGGCGAGCAGGCGGTGGAAGCCCGCCACCCATTGGGGAATCCCCAATAGTTCCCCCCCCCCTCACTCCTGCCGTAATCCCCATGCTATAGCAGCCAAGCCAACGGCTCTCCGCTGCCCATGAGCGCCGTTGGTCTGGCCATTTTCCCGACATCAGGGAAATGGTCTTAACTCGCACAATTTAATACACATCATGCGCATTATTCCCTTGCGGTTGGTGTGTATCGTGTGTATATATAATTTATGAACAGCGCAGCACTCATCAAAGAAATGAAAAAGGCCGGGTGGCAAGAGGTCCGGGTTCGCGGCTCACACCACCAGTTCCGGCACCCTGACCACAATCACACGGTCACAGTGCCCCACCCCAAAAAAGAACTGGGCAAAGGCTTGGTTGCTGCGATTAGGAAACAGGCCGGGCTGAAATAGTCCGGCAAGGAGCAAACAAAATGCGCTACCCTATTGTCATTGAGCCCGGATCGGAAACAACCGCATTCGGCGTTGTGTTCCCCGACCTGCCCGGCTGCTTTTCTGCTGGAGATACTCTGGACGAAGCTATCAAGAACGCCTCTGAAGCCGCTGCGCTGTGGATTGAAGATGCACTTGATCAAGGGGTAGCTGTGCCGCCTCCGTCCTCGTTTGATGCTGTACGGGGCAACCCGGAATGGAAAGGCTGGATTTTCGCCCTTGCTGATGTGGACCCCATGCTGTTCGACACATCAGCAGAGCGCGTAAATATTACCCTGCCGCGCCGCGTTCTCGTACGCCTGGACCGTAGGGCCAAAGAGGAAGGCGAAACGCGTTCGGGATTTATCGCCCGGATGGCAATGAGCGCCTGACCTGCCGCGCCTGCTGCTCACAGGATAACACCAGCGGACGACAAGCTGAGTATGGCCCCATCAGCGTCCCACTCGGTCCGGTGTATTCCACCTGCGCCACGCGCTCCTGCTGCAACCGGACGACAAGGTGGCAGGTGCCATGACCGGATAGGTCCAGTTCTAGGCTCATCGGCCCCTTGAGCGTAAACGGCCCTTGAACCTGCTGATCCTGCCGCCATTGCAGCACCTCGCCGTCTGGCAGTGCCGCGGTATTGTCCGGCACCCCGGCGCAGGCGATAAGGTCCGAGCGGGCCATGCCGACAAGATCACGTTTGGCCTGTAGCGGGACATTGGCGCAGGACGAGAGAGCCAGAAGGCAGGTCAGCGCCTTAATCCGCATCATCCTGCCCTTTCGTAAGCTGGCCCCAGAAGCTGCCCGCGCTTGCCCGCCAGCGCCATATGAGCGCCAGCAGGAGCGTGCCGAGGCCGACAAACGCACCCCCGAGTAGGAGAAAGAACTCGTTATCAGGCGTCACTGAGCAACCGCCAGCGTCTTGAGTGCAGTAGCCTCCTGCGCATCCGTCACGCTGGACAGGTTGATACCTAGAACGCCCATAAACGCATCCAGCACGGTCAGCAGGGAATTGAAAGCCACGATAGCGGTGTTGATGATCGGGTTCGTCACGGTGGACTGGGCAGCCGTGAGACCCGAGCGCAGGGCCGAGGCCACGCCGTTAAGGTCAACCAGAATCGTATCGACCTTGGTTTTCCAGTTCGTATCGTCATACGTGATGGTCAGCGTGCCGTTGGTCGCGCTGGAGAACGCGGTAAGGCTGGCAGCGAGCGCCGTTCCTGCCGTCTCGATCAGGGCCACGGCTGGCGCACCCATGGCGGTTGCAATCACGGTGATGCTCAGGATCGTGGCGATGGCGTTAATACCAGCCTGACCGTAAGCGCGCACCTTGGCCGTGTTGAGCGTGATGGTGGTGGTGCTGCCATTGGTGGCAACAGTGCAGGCAGTCAGAGCGGTGGCCCCGAGCAGGGCAGAATTCCGCAAGAAGTTGCGGCGGGAAAGATTGGTCATTTCGGTGTGTCCTGAGGAATGTTGATAACGGAGCCCGGCCCAGTCAGAGGGGCCGCTTTGGGAACGGTGGTGGCCGTGCTGGAACGCAGGGCAAAGGCGGCATTGGCCGCATATTTCCAGTTCAGGGCCAGAAAGTTGATGACCCGATACAGCAGCCAGAGCTTGCCGGTCTGGTTCGCAGGTAGAGGAATCTGTGTTGCTGCAAACCCGGCCCCCGCGAACACGGCGCACGCATAGAGCAGCCATGTGGCTTCCGGCTGGGGAAGCGCTAGAGCCAGAGCAAGCGGGGACAGTCCGCCTGTCACTGCCGTTGCAGTCTGGGCCACTGTGGTTTTAGTGGATGGCGTATCAGCCATGGGATTATCCTTCTCCAAAAGGCCCCACGCGGTAAAACGCATGGTGACCAATCGTGCAGCGATAGAAGCGGGGAGCAGCCCATGCAGGCGCGTTCGGAAGGCGCGTGTCATAGTAGCTGTCTGCCCCGCTGGTGATGTCGGTAAGGGTGCCGCTCACAAGGCGCTGAGCCAGCGCAAGGGCGGTCTGGAACTGTGGGTCCGCACTGGTCACGGCCAGAAGCTTTGCCCGGTTGGGGTCTGTGCTGTTCCAGCAGGAGAACTGCCACGGGTGCAGGAACACCCCGCATATGTCGCTCCCCCACCAAGCGGGCCGGGCCAGACGGTTCATGCCTGCGCACAAAACGGCCTGCATGCCGGTCGGGCCCTCCCCCCGCGCCTCGCCCCATGCGGTACGGGCCGAGACCTGCAGGGGGTCAGTGAGTAGAGAGGCTTGCGGCATTGGCCTGCCCTCCCTGAGCCGCGTCCCACGGCTCGCGCAGGTGCAGCCAGCGCACCCATATGGTACTGGCCACCTCCTGATCGGAAAGCAGCGTAGACCCCACAGCGGCCCCAATGGTGCAGGCCAGCCCGACAACCACGGCAAGTTTCCGCCACCGCCGGAGGCTGTCCTCGGCAAGCTGGTTCTGACGCTTCTGCGCGCCCGTGTGTTCGGCTATCTGCTTGGTCAGGTCCGTCAGCGCTTTGCGCGTGTCCGATGCTTCAACAGCCCGGTTGCGCTCGCGCTCCTGCCCCTGTGCCTCAACAGAGATAAGCTTCTCCATCATGGCGCTCTGGCCAGACTTGAGTGTGTCCACATCGTCCTCCAGCCCATCAAGGCGGCGGGCGTGGCTGTCCACGATCACGCGCAGGTCATCATCAGCCGCGCAGGGTCCCGCGCACTGTGTTTCAGTCATCTGTTTTATCCGGGCATAAAAAACCACCTCAAAGGGCGGCGGGTCTACGGGATGCGCTGGCTCGGCTCAGGACGCAGGGCTGCTGGCGGTCATCACGTTCGCAGGCTGGGCAGGCAGTGCCGTGCTGGTGGTATCCGTACCGCTGGCTATGGCGGCGATGGCTTTCACATACGCCTTCATATCCACTGTAAAGACCTGCCCCATGGCAGAGGCCAGATTGGCCTGCTGCTGTATCCATACCATTGCCGAGGTCGCCTGTGTTTTCAGCGGGATCACGACTGGTGGCGGAACGTAATCTGCCAGTTGTCCTGTCGCTGCGTTGTAATACTGGTTGCGCGGGTTCAGCAGGCGGTCTGCATACTGTGCCGGGGTGATGGCATACAGGTCTCCAATGGCCGGGCTGGTGGGAGCACTTAAATACCCCCACATATCAAAAACTGAGCACGGGGTGTTTTTGTCGCAGTAAAATCGGGCCGGATACTGGATTGTGGTTCCAGACACTGGAATTTTCAGACTGCCACTGTAGGACGGAACCTGCGCCAGTCCCCATTGGTCTGATGTAATGACCACCATATCTGCTGCGGCTGGTAGGGTCGGGTCGTTCGTCTGCTGGCTGGCCCAGGCATCAAAAAGCTGATCCACCACCCCTGCCGAAACTGTGGCATAATACTGATCCGGATAAGCGGCTTTGATTGTGTTTAATTCTGCATTTTCCATTAGAAATACCCCACTGCCCTGATGTGTGCGATTACCGGCACGGTTGATACATAAACGCCACCACTGTCCGTTACGCCGACCGCAATCATAAATCCGGTATTGCTGATGGATGGGGCGGTACCATTTCTTACGAATGTGTATGTGCGACTGTGCCCTACCCATGTTCCAGTCGGTTCACAATCTATCGTCAGTGTTACAACCGGCACCGTTCCAGCCCTGAATGCAGTCGGGAACGTGAAAATACCGTGCCCATACTGGTCCAGTGGTGCCCATTGCACAAAAGCCTGTTCCTTCAGGCCGGTATCCGAAAACGGCAGGTCAGCCAAATTGGCCAGAACAGGTGCCTTTGTCCCATCTCCGAATACCGCGCGTCCGTCTGAATTTTCCCATAGGTCGGTTATTCGGATATTCCCGCTGCCAGCGATAGGGATGGATTTAACGTAACGCCCCTCGGCAGAAACAGCATTAAGCGAATCCCCCCCAGTGAAACCGGGTGGGTTGGGAACAGTGGTTTTTCCAGAAAACGCTACTGGTCCGGTTACGGCCTGAGGATTAGGATTAGCAAGCTGGAGGAATTGCCCGTTTGCCCATGCCTGCGTGGCGTAGCCATTGAACAGACTCTGCCAAGCTGCTCCGGTAGCACCAGGAATGGAAACATTGGCATCTGCCGTGCTGACCCAGAAAGTGCCAGCAGTTGCCCCGGACACGATGGCCCCGGCAGGATAACCGCCAATGTCCTGCGCAAAGGTCGCATCAAACGGGCCAAGGTAGCCTGCCTGCAACACCTGTGTGGCGCTGGAAAGCAGGTTGAGCAGGCCGTTCATGTCCTGCCCACGGGGCGGCTCGCCCCCGGCAGCGCGGGAAATAAACGTCTCAGGCGGGAAGCCAAGTGCGACCGAGGCCGTGCCATCGCCCGCCGTAGCCTGTGTTTGCGGAATAACCGCAATATTCCCCGTAGCCGCAGACGCCCCAATGGGAGAGCCAAACAGCTTGCGGTCATCTGTGCTTTTCATGGTCAGTCGCTCTGAATTGAATAGGAAACTGAAACACCCGCAGGCCGGGGCAACACGCCACTGTTCTGGATGATGCTCACTTGCACGTCAGTCGGCACAAACTTGAACACATACGTCATGCTCATGTCGGCCCCATCATGCACATACGCATCGCCCTGCCCGGCAAAGAGCGTGGTCAATATCCGGTTGAGAGACAGAATTGAGCCGTCAGAAATGTTCGCCAGCGCCTTGGCGTAAATAAGCTGGCGGTATCCATCATCAGACAGACGATAATTGCTCGTGGCATCCACGCCCCGATACCAAGGGGCCTGATTGAAGCTGTCTTCCGTCAGGTCATTGGCCTCACGCCAGCCCAGATATTTGACTGAGGTAATACTGAGGATGCGAGAAACCCCAACAATGCGGCCCCATACATCCAGCCCATAGCCCTGCGCCGTTTGCACGTTCCAGACCAGATTGTACCAATCGTTTATCATGGCGGATGGGTCCAGCATCTGGTTCCACGCCTCAATAAACGAGCAGAGCGCCGGACTGTTCGCATATTGCGACAGAATGGTTTGGCTTACGTCCTGCATCAGTCCACCGATACGTTGATGTTTGCCGCCTCCAGCGTGGGAATCTGGTCAATATCCATAGGCGCCGTAAACCCGACCGGAAGACTGGACGTGCCTATGGTGATCTCAACAATCTTTACCCACGACCCAAGGGCGGCCACGGCGGAATAAAAGCTGCTGGCGTAAAGGGTCTGACCGATCTGGGAGCCTTCCATGCCATCAAATGCTGCCAGTATGGCGGCCTGCACCTCTGCCGCCGCCGTTGCCGGGACGCCACTGTTTTTCTGCAATGAGACAGCGAAAAACACAGGCGTATCCGTGGCCCGTGTGAACTGCACCGTATAGGTCGGGGGCGTGTGGTAGGCGCTATTGGGGTCGGTCACGGTCACGCTGGTTGTGCCCGTGTAGCCGCACCCGGGCGGCTTCTTGCTGATAATAGCCAGAGCCACAGCCTCGTCCGTGCCGCCGTTGACGCATACGAACAGGCTGTGCGCGGCAATGGAGACGCCTCCAGTCGTTACCGCAGCATCAGTGCTGTTGTCGGTCACGTAGGCGTCCGTCACCCCGTCAACACTCAGCACAGCCCCTGCGATGGCATTGAGGGGACCAACGGCATTACCCTCCACCGTTGCCGCACGCCGGGCCTCAAACGCCTGTCGCCCTTCCTCGGCACTCCCGGTCACGCCCGCAACGGGATTGCTCACCGAGGTCAGCCCCGTAACGGACTGGTAAACAGACACACTGTTGGCCGGGCAATAGATCACGCCCGTGGTAGTGCAGGAGAATGACCCCGTGCCCGTACCGGTCGCATCCAGCGTTATGGCCCCGTCTGCCGCGTAATAGTTGCCGCTGCCATCCTGAATGAGCGTTCCCTCTGGCACAACCGTTCCGGCCGCACCCACGCAGGTAACGCCAACAACCGTAGCTGTCGCGCCCTTGCGACTGATAAAGTAGATGTTGCCAATAGCGTCCTGCATGCGGCCAGATGCCCGGTCCGGGTCCACGCCGTTGAAGATGGCAAGCATCTGGTCATACGCATCCCCCAGAATGGCCGTGAGCGACATGGCAAGCTGGCCCTGTGGCGTGGTCAGAGCGGTATTCAGGTTGCCACCCATGGCCGCGTTCAGGTCCGCCAGAGCGCCGGTGAGCATGTCGCTCTCAGCCGGGGCCACAAACCCCGCCTCCGTAAAGGACGGCGCGGGTACTGACGTTGTGCCGTAATCAGAGCCCGACATTGCTGGTGGTTCCGTCTGTGGTGGTGAAAAGGATTGCTCCGGAAAGAACCCGGTCATAACTCAGGCTGGAGACAAGGCACCGCGCCTCGGCCACTTCCGGCACTGCTGCGGCCTCCCGCTCGGCCTGCGCCTGAAAAACGGAAAGAGACTGATTTTTACCCAGGATATTACCGAGGTAAGACAGCCCGGCATCCGTGTTGTAATAGCACTCGCCCTGAAACACCCGCACGGCGGAAGATATATCCTGCCCTATTGCATAGGCGCTGGAGGCCACGGCTATGTTTCCATCGTGGTCAAGCAGCAGGTCCCACGTGCTTCGGTCGAGCAACAGCGTGTTCATGGCTTCACCAACAAAAAAGCCGCCCCAAAGGACGGCTGACAGAATTATGAGAGAGTAAGGAAAAACTACCGTAAAAAGGTACCGGGTACAAGCGGTATCTGCGTAGCCCGCGCAACGGTAGAGGAACTATGCCAAAAACCGCGCGCGGGTACAAGAGATAGATGTTCCCCATCTGTGTACCTTTTGGGGGCGGCCGGGTACTGGCAGGGTTCTCCTTTATGGAGGATTCATAATGTCAGATTTAACCTGCCCTGATTGCGGGGCTAAAATTGTTTTGCGGCCAGACGGGAGATTTATTGTCCCCATTGATGAGCAAATTAAATGCAAGGCTCGAGACAACGACCGCTTTTTCTCATGCAAAAAAGCGATGGATACATTCACTCAGTTTCGAGAAAACTTAAGGATCGGCAAGTCCGGATGATCCGCTAGACATGCATCCAGCTCCGCACGGGTGTGGAAACGCCACCCGACCACTGCCCAGATCGCCTTTTCGTCCAACTGGTAGCAGATACAGGCATTAGGCCGCATGTAATCAAGAGCAAAGTCCGGCACCTTGCGCGGCACATCTGCCATGTTATCGAAGGGGTGAAAAGGAAACCCCTCCGATAAACTCCCGATGCAGTCTATGGGCAAGTCAAGATCAGTGTTGCTTGGCATGAGAAGCCCCTCTCGAAATATCCCGCAAGTCGCGTAATAGGCGGCCAAGGTCTTTAATGGTAACAAGTATCATCCACTGACAGGCGCAAATGGTGATAGAGGCAACGGCCAAATACCCTCCATTTGATAAAAACCCCATCACTCCGGCCCTCCTGTATTCCCGCTGCCCGTCTGCACGCCCGAGTGCTTGTGGCCCTCAAGGCTGATGCTACCCGCCTTCACGTCCCCGGTGGCTGTCACGGACCCGGCCACGTTCACATTGCAGTTAATGTCGCACTCGGCAGCATCCACCACAAACTTGCCAGCCGTCTTGACGTGCACATCGCCTCCGACCCAGCCGATGTATTCCACCGGGGCCGCATTGAGAAAGCCGCCGATGTATAGCGCATCCGCGTAATCATGCTGGCGGAAGCTGCCGGGGGCGGACGGGGCGCGGTTGGCCTTTACGCCGGATATGTCCCGACCGCACACAATGAGCGCGCCAATGTCCCCTACAGCCGGGTCGCAGATCACCGCCCTCGTGCCGCCCTGTAGGCGGAAATAGGGAATACCGTAGATAATGCCGTGCGGTACCGTGCGCCCCGCCCCGTCCTGCTGGTGCACCATAATCTGCACGTCCACCGTGCCGACCGGCTCCAGACCTGTGGCGTGGACGCCCTTTACCTGCACTAGCGTATCTGCGCCGATCATGGCGAGGATGCGGCGGATTGCGGCATTGGTGACGTTGAAGCCGGAAGCCCCATCTGGCCGCTGCCAAGAGCCGGGGAGATTACCCGAACTTGAAGTTTGTGGGGTTGTCACCGCGCGTTGCTCCTACAAAGGTTGTCCATTGTCCGTCCGGCACTTCTGATTCCAGATTGTGCTCGATGATGTACGGGGTCCAGATGCCATTGGCCGGGGATGTCTGGACTGGCACCTGCCCATTCTGGTTATCAACCCACCCAGCCGGGGCGTAATCGCTTTTGAGGCGAAGGGGGGAATTGTACCGGATATTGGGGTTGAACAGGCACTCGAACAGAACGCCCGCATCACTGTAAGCCGGGTAGCCGATAAGGCCATTCTTGGCGCTAATATCCGGCATGTCTTTTTCTGCGGATATGTCCACACTGTCTAAGGGCCATATATGCAATGATTCCAGATCTTCGTTTACATGGAAAACTACCTTTGCCGCCAAGGCAAGGCGCTCCAAAATACTTCTGGCGTCACCCCATCCATAGAAGCTGGGAAAAACAGTGTGTACGCCGTGGTTCACAAGCGTCCATCCCATTGCGTTCGCAACAACAGAAGCCACTGTCACCAGAGAGACTGCGGAAGAAAATGAGATTGTCGGAATGATTTTTGCCGCAGCCAAGCACAAATTATTTGCCTCCACTTGGAACGCCGCATTGGGTGCACCAGTAAAGTCTGTAAAGGCAGCAGTAACATAACCTGAAAATATAGTAGTCATGGGCGTTTTTTCATCGCCCCCATAAAGGGTTATCCGGTTTGCGTTCTGCCAAGTTTGCCGCGCACGAATAACAGACATTCTGTTCATTTCGCTTAATGTCATCCCCTCGATGCGCAGGGAGAGAGATGAACCCGAAGCCATACCTGCGTTTGTGATGTGAGCGCGGACCCTATGCCCCGAAAGGGTCAAGTTATCTTTGCCTCCGGGCCCAAAGCCTCCCGTAACGAGATTGAAATTCACATCCAGTTTGCGGATGTGAAGTTTTCCAGATGTCAGTTTTCCAACAACTTCAATTGGGGGATCGTTTGTTTCAGACATTCACACCCTCCTGATACATCAGAACATATCGACCGCTAAGGCCGGAGTAATCTGGGTCACTTTTCCCCTCTTGGTCAGCGAACATCATATCTCCGGGCATGCCGAAATAGGATTTCTGCACAATCCACGTTCTGTCCTGGCACAACAGTCCGGCGATAATCATTGTCCCATTCAGCCAGATATTCATGTACAGGCCGGTGGTGCGCTGCTGAATATCAAGCTGCACAGACTGGCTGGATAAAGTGACCTGAACCGATTGCTGGGCAACGGCGTTCAGGGGAATAACAACGGGATCAGCCATTTTTCACCCACTTATAGAAGCAGCTTGAGCGCTGGTTGCGGTCTCGGTCGAAACCGGACCAGAAAAAGCCTTGTCCTCGCCACTAGGCTTTACGGTTTTTGTCAGCTGGTTGGAGGAGGTCAACCGCACCTCTTGCAACCGAACATCTGCCCACAGCAGGGTTATCCCGCGCTCAACCGAACGGCGCAGGGAATACTCCACCACGTTCATGTTCGTGTAGCTCTGCTCGGGCGTGGTCACATGGTAGAGGTTCAGGTCCGCCACCAGCGCATCAAGCGCTTTGGTAAAGCTGGTACGGGCCTTCTGCTCCTTGGAGGGGCCAGCAATACCTGTAGCTGACAACAGGTTGCTAATGGCGCTCAGGTTCCCGTAACTCATGGCGGTACCATCACACAGCATTTCCACCATGATCTCGCTCGGCCGCTTGACCTTGTTGTAGGACATGAACGCGCCATCCTCTAACGGCGCGTCAGAGATCATATACCCGGCGCGAATATCCACCGCCCGCACCCGGCCAGACGTGACCACGGCCACGCCCTTACTGTCGAAAATACCCCACTGCTTGTCTGCCTGCTGGATCAGGTAGTTTTGCAGCAGCGTGTCCAGTTCGACCGAGGCCACGGCCTCCGCATCGGAAATGACCGTGGACCAGAGTTTGGGAACGCCCGCGCCCGGAATAACATTGGCTGTGACCGGCTGGGCCACCGTTTGCATGACCATGAATGGCTCCTGAATGGTGGAGGCAGCGTAGTACAGGTTGGGGGGTGGGTACAAGGAGGGCTTGACGCTGCGCTCGGGCTGTGAGAATTTTAGGTAACAATGGCTGTATTGCTCCCTTGGGGCCTTGAAAATACAATCGCCAAATCACCATATAAATTATATGACGCAGCGGAACTTCACTGCGCATTTACGCGTTTAAATTCTAAACCGTCTTGACGGGCCTCCCCAACTGCATCACTACTTCGCGCAAATTCAATGATGCAAAGCATGGAGAGTTCGGATTTCGACCGTTCAACGCCGTGCGGTTGAGAGGAAACGTGAAGGCTTTTTTTGCGAGCTTAAAGCGATTTTTTATCGTTTTAACTGCTATGCAAGGCATTTCTTGGCTTTATGGATTCGATGAGACATTCCATATTTTTGTTGGGCAAAATCGCATATCTGTGACGCTAGTATCTGCTTTCTTTATCCTTATAAACTGGATTATGTATGATAGTTGGAACGCTAATCAAAAAAAGACTATGCTAACACCCCCTGCCAGCACGCACTCCACCACTCATCATTCGCATAAAAGTGGAAAAGGAAAACACCCATGACCAACGAGTTACCTGTCGCCTTGGGCACGGTAGTCGTATTGGGTTTTCTGTACCCTATTGCGGCCCGACTCGCCGGAGAAATGGTGCAAGAGCCGAGGAAACGGCTAAGGAAAAAGGCGTGGGAGCTTCTAGAGGATACTAACCTTCCGACGATCTCGCGCATATATGTAAAAACGGCGATAAAAGATTCCGTAAGTCCTTGGACATTTCTCCCCATTATCCTTCTCTTCCCGATTTTTCTGGCAATTGCAGTTAAAGAGCGGGGGCGTGAGCATGTCTTGCCAGCATATCGCAGGAAAGAAGTGGAGCAAATTGCTAACGATTCTATTGTGAGTGCATTTGCCGCTAATCCATTTCTGGCCGCCGTATTCTTGGTTGTCTGCTGCCTATCTGCACCTCTGCTCATTTTGGTGATGCCCAATAGCGGAGAAAGGATTGAGGGCCGAGGGTGGCGCGCTCCTGCAGAGCTTTGCATAGAAGAGAAGATATCTCGCAGAGTTCTACGCCGAACCCGCACGATGCCCTGCTAAAAACTAAGCCCGCCTAGTGCGGGCTTTTTTATGTCCATCCGCCTCTCCAAATAACCCTCCCCACCTCCCCTGATCCCCGCTATCCTCCCTACCAAAATGTAATGGAGGCGGATTTGAGACGTTTACTGCTTGTGATCGCGGCCCTTGCGGTGCCGGGGGTGGGGTGGGGGCAGGACTTCACGCCCGCAGAGCAAGAGTCTATGCGGAATACAGCGGCATCTATGGGATACATGAATGCCAATCATAACGGCGATGTATCTGCCTTGCATTCATGCGCGCGCTCATTCGGAGAAAAGCACGGGTTTGCTGAGTCCAGAGAGACTCTGGCCGATGCCATGCTGGGGTGCAGCGGCGAGAGGGACAAATTTTTGTCCGACTGTCAGGCACAGTTTTCCTTGCCGATATGCAGAAATACAGCAGGCTTGCTGCTTCTCCATGGAGCGACAGTAGATAAGCCATTGCCTGCAAAGTAAGATCATAACTACGCAGCCCCAGAGTTAGAGAATGAAGCCGCTGTTCTCATTTCTACAATCTTGCGCTGCACAGCGTCCCCGGCCCGCTCCGGGCTGGGCGCGACCACTTTAATCTCCCCCACGTTAACCGTGTTGTGCGTGGTGTTCTGGCTCGCATCAGCCGCGCCTCGCGGCATACCCCGCACGGCATCCAAGGCCGCGTTCACCCCGGATATATAGTTCTGGGTCTCACGCGGGGCATGGGCCTGCCAGTCTCCGCCATACTGAGACATGCTCTTGCTCAGGTTGCCGCCGCCCCAGTTGTATTCGGCAATGCTTGCAGACAAGGAACCGCCATAGTTCGCAAAATTGTTGTGGAACCGCTTTGCGGCATAGCGTGCAGCCTGTTCAAAGTTCATGGGGTCCACGCCCGCTTCCTTGGCTACGCCGGGCATGATCTGGAAGTCACCCAGCGCCCCGGCAGAGGATGGCTTAGCATTGGCCCCGCGTGAACTCTCACGCGCCCATATGGCATCCATAAACCCAGCAGGTAGCCCGTATTGTGCGTCCAGCTTGCTCAGGAACATCTTTTTCGCGGCATTATTGGTGTCATTCTTGGAAAGGGAAGGCGATGCCCCGTTCCAGAACATATCGCCCACTGTATAGGCATCAACGGCAATGTTCAGTCCCCCAAAGGCGCGGGAGGCTATGCGGCCAATTCTGGCGGCGCGCGATGCCTTGGTTGCGGCTGGCGCTGCTTCCTTTGCGGCCTCACCGGCTCCCTTTTCTGCTGCTTTCTCTGCCTTTCCCGCAATTTTCCCGCCCTCAACCAGACGCTCGATGTTTTTCAGAGCGCGTAGGAAACGGACGCCCCCAACAATGCTGAGAACGCCAAGTATTGCGGTTCCAACGCCAGCAATGGCCGCAGAGGTGCCAATCAGCCCTTTGGTCAGGCCCGGATTGTTTTTTTCAAAGTCGGACATGGCCCCGGTAATGCTGGTCAGGGCTGGGAGCAGGTGTCCTTCCAATTCCTGCGCATACACCCGGTTCTGCTCGATCAGTTCCTTGTATTGCGCTTGCAGCTTTTCCGATGCTTCCGCGTTCTCCTGCATCCTTTTCCCGAAGGATTCATATGTGGAAAACGTGGACTTGACCGCGTTGCCTCCCTTGAGGACGAGATCAATAGACCCCTGATCCAGACCAATATCCTGCAAGAGACCAACGCGCGGAGCATTGGCTAGCTTGGTCCTATTTTCAGCAAGATTTTGGTAAAACTTGCTAATGTCATTGATCTGGCCTGTCTTGATGTCAATGCCATCACTCACCCCCAACTGGGAGAGCCTTTGCGCAAGCTGGGCGGCCTGCGCCGGGTCCGTCATGGCGCTCTGAATGTTCTGTATGGATGCCGTTGCAGCATCCCCAGAACCGCCCACAGAGTCTACCGCCTTTTGCAGCGCATATACATCTTTGGTCGTCATGTTCAGGCGGCGAGAAGTACGCTCTAGGCTGGCATTGCTGGCCACCGTATCCGACACAAACGCCTTTAGGGTTTTCCCGGCGGTCATGACGGCAAAGAACGATAGCGCGCTGTTGCGCATTTTGGTGAAGAACTCAGCAGGCTTTACGCCGCTGGCCTCAATATCCTTCCCGACCTTCTCCGCCTTGGCCTTTGTCTTGTCAAAAGCCTCTCCAGCCTCCTTCCCTCCCTTCTGCACGCCATTAGGGTCCAGCCCGAGAGTGACAACGAGGGCGTCGATTACTGTGGCCATGGGGAGGGCTTTCTCGGGAAATGTGATTGGTGGGGGCTTGGGTGTACTGGCAGGCTGGGCGGGAAGGAGAATCCCATATGTCAGTAATTATGGTCACTTACGATCTGCATAAGCCCGGCGATAAGGGGTACGATGCCCTTTACGACTATCTTCGCACTTATGAGTGCAGGCATCCTGTGGAATCAGTGTGGTTTTTGGATACGTTAAAACCAACCGAAACAATCATAGATGATATGATGAAAATACTTCCCTACCCGAGTCATGACAGATTGATCGTCATACGGCAGAAAAAGAAGGGGTGGACAGCTTACCGCGCCCCAAAGTTGTCAGCTTGGTTCAGCGATCCCAAAAGAACATGGGATCTATAGATCATCCCCATCACACGCCTTTCCTCCATGCGTCCCTGATCCGTAATCTTCCGTCAATGGAGGAGACGTAAAAGACTCAAGTGCGCGTTTAAGGGCAATCTCAAGCTTGCGGTCGAATTCGACCGCAGAGATGCCACAGACGACAGTGAGGTTGTCTGTACGTCCTGCGGGGCTCACCTCGGGCGTCTCGCTGATACAAAACGGCAATTCATTAACGATAGCCTGCCCGAAATCACGCAGGCGGCCAGCGATCAAATCAGCCAGATCCGCGATGCCCTCAGGAAGTCCTTCAGAAAATGAAAGAGTAACCGTAAGAGGGAGTGTTTTTGCTGTGTCAGACACCTTTAACCTCCATTAAACCGCTTCACAACGGCCATTTCCAGCAAGTCTTCAAAGTCCTCGCTGTCGTAAACGCTCTGGAGTTCGTGGAGGGACGCAAGCCCCTCCATAACTACCAGGGCGTGCCGTTCATCTACGTTGCAGACGCGGGCGCAGGGACGTTGCTTTCCGTCCCCAGCATGAGCGTGAGAAGGGAGAACAACTGGCCTACGCCTTTGAAAAAATCCACGTGCAGGGCAAATGCTTCCTTCTGGAGCCAGCCAACGGTGGGGATTTCCTCAATCTGGCCGCCAGCGGAAACCACGTCCCACGCAAGCAACACGCCGGGGTTGGCCGGGTCCGGCTGCATCTGCACGCACTGGAGAAGCTGATCTATCAGCGCGTCCATACGCTCCGGGTCCATGGCGGCAAAGATGCCAATGCCAGCAGCCGCCACGGCAGCAAGGCCACCTCCCTGCGCTACCCCGGCAATGTCTGACCCTGAGGACGCCGCCGCCTGCAGGCAATGCCGACCCCACCGGTCTGCCGCCACGGCGCTCATGCGGGTAATGACAAACCGCTTGCCCTTGTCCGCCCCTTCATGGGGACAGACGACTGTTACCGATTTTGTCATGTCACACCCCCGCCGGAATTACGGACTGCCAGCGGATGGCAAAGGTCCGTGTTTCCAGTACGCGCCCGGCGGCTGGCAGCACGGATGCCGCGCGCAGAAGGCCGTTGACCATGGTGTATTTGCGGCCTGTGCTGGTCAGCGTAACCTCACCCCCCAGCCGGTAAATGGAGCGCGCCGTCTGCTGCGCGGTCAGGATAGCCTCAAACACCGCGATGCTGGAGCTGGCGGGGGAGAGGGATACGGTCTGGTCAACGGGGTTCGGTACCCAGCCCGCGTTCAGGTAGCCATCAATGGACATGGCCGTTTCCGCCACCTCCAGTTCCGGGGCATCCCATGCGCGGTCTGCGGCGTAGTTCTCCAGCCGCACAGGCGCATTGAACAGCGACGTGACCGTAATCACAAAGATGCTGTTTGCTGCCGTAATATCAAGCGCCATGTTACTGCACTTCCACGCTGTTCAGGTTGATGGACTGCACGCTCTGCCCGTCCGCGTACCACAGGCGCGCAGGCGGGGTTGTGCGCGTCACACGGAAAGAGGCCGGGGCGGTGCTGATGTTGGGCTTGAGGTAATACCCGCTGTTCACCACGCTATCCGCCGCCGTGGCAACGCCTGCCGCGTTGTTGATCTGCTGGCGCTGGAGCGTGGTCAGGTTCACGCCGGTGCGGATCGCACCAAATGCCAGAGCCTCATTGATCGTGTCCTTGAGCGCCGCCTCAACCAGTGTGTCTCCCTCCGTGTTGTACGGAATGTTCCCCGTGGTCAGGAGCAGGTTCACAAGGTTGCTGGTCAGGTTGGAGTTCAGCCATATCTGGTTGATGTAGCTGTCTGCCCACAGGAACTTGCCCGATACCTGCCCCGGCCGCATGAACACGAACTGGGATGCCCCATTGGCGTAGGATCCATAAAACGAGTAGCCATTGGCAACCAGGTTGGAGGCTGTTGCCCCATCCGTTACGTCCGGCTCAACCAGCCCTGAGGCATCCGTCACGTAGGCCAGCGTCTGGCGGCCATTGGTTGTTGCGAAGGAGATCGACCCCATCCATGCCATGGCCAGTGCTCCCACCAGAGGGGACGTGCTGTACAAAGCCGTTACGCCACTGATGCTTTGGGACTGGAGCCACACACCAAAGGCAGTCTGGCTTCCGTTTTCCGTGGCGCTGGTGGCGCTGTCCACAATGGCCGCGAATACCTGACTGTTCTGCTCACCTACCCACTGCGCGGCGGCTTCCTTGGTATCCGCGTCCAGTTCCGCATCAAACGCCAGACCATTCCACCCGCCCTCGGCAGAGCGCAGGGCATCAAGCTGTGGGCCAATATTGCTTGTGGCGGCTGGCGTCAGCGTCACCGTGGGCGCCGAGGTGTAGCCAGAGCCGGGGTTGGTCACTGTAAAGCCCGTTACAGCGCCGCCCGATACTGTGGCTGTGGCCGTGGCGCCCGCTCCGCCCCCACCCGTTATGGCGACCAGCGGGGCGGTTGTGTAGCCGGTCCCGCCGTTACCAACTACCAACCCCGTGACCTCGCCGCCTGTTACCGTTGCCGTTGCGGTCGCCCCGGTCCCTGCGGAAGCAATCGCGCCCACATACAGCGTTCCCGGCGTCATGACGGCGGTTTCATAGCCCGAGAAATAGACCTGCGCCATCTGGTACAGCATGGAGGTTTCGCCAAAGGCCGTCCCCACATCAGCAGCAGACGTGAAGGACATAACCGCACCTGCTGCCAATACGCTGGACGCTGTGGTTGCGAAAAGGGCAGAAAGATTATTCAGGCCAGACCCTGCCGCCAGTACGCCGGGGGTGACTTTGACAACTTGAGAAATGGGGATATTGCCCATGACTTACTCCGTTGGTGGATAGGTCGTTACGACCTCCTCCAGTGTGAAGGGAATGGATGTTGCAAACTGCTGTGGCAGGCGGGTGGTCAGCGTCACCTGCATGGTGAGGTCCACGGTCCACAGGTCATCGTACTGGCGCTCACCAGTCTCAAACCCAAGCTGCCGGGTGGTGGATGTGGTCAGGGGCGCAATGGGCACGCCTGATGCGCGGAAGAAATCGACCGCCTGCATATCGCGCCACAGGGCTGTGACCATCTGCATCTGATTGCTGGAGGCCGGGCCGAACAGATTGACCTGCATGGTCACCTGCACCTGTTCTGTCAGGGTGCGCGTGCCCTCGCCGTCATAGGTCCAACCGTTTGTAGCTATGCGCTGGCGACCAATAATGACCATGACCGCAAAGGGGTCGCGCGGAGCGGCGTTCCTGTTCTGCTGGCCTTGGACAACGGCCATGCCTGCGGGCAGAATGGCTATCAGCCAAGCCCGCATGGCCGTGTAAATCTCGCTCTCTGTTGGGCTTATGACGTAGTAGGCATCTGCCGCGTTACCAGAACCTTCGACCATTCGCCGTTGCCCCATTCCTCCAACTGCTGCGTAACCAGCCAGTCAGAGCCGTAAAATGTGAGAATGTCGCCGCCCATCTGGAGCGGCCTGTTCAGCGCCCGTACGGCTCCGCGCACGTAAACTGAGCGCATATCGGCCTGCTGGTTGATGTTCTCGATCTGCCGCAAGTCTTGGGAACTGACAGCCTGCACCTCCATCTCCACGGAAACAGTGGTGTATTGGGGCGTCACTGAGCCATCGTCGTTGATGACGTTGCCTGTGCTGCCTTGCAGGGTGCCCGTTATGTGCGGGTTGATGGGTGCGCAGAGGTTCCCGGCTGGGGCGAATATGTCGATCATTCCGGGCCGTCCTTTATGTCGTAGGCTGTGGCATCAAGCATATCACCCGACCAGACAAGCGGCTTTCCGGGCGGCGCTGTGGCCCCATGCTTGAGGTCTCTCACCGCCTGCAAAAACTCATCCTTGGTGTAACCGCCCTTGGGGAAACGGTCCTTTAGGATGTTGGTCAGCATGGCGTTTTCGGGGGCCGTGAAAGAAACGATCTCCTCCTTCACCTGATCAGTGATCTTATCACCGACCAGAGCCAATGCCTGATCGACATTGTACCCCGTGGCCTTGAGCGCCGCCTCCATAAGCCGCCCCCAATCGCCCTTGTTGTTGGCGATGGCCGTGCGCATAAACGGGCGAGGCGGTGCCGTCTTTGTCCCGTATTCGTCCCAATAGGCCACTTGCGCCACTGGCGTTCCATCTGGATAGGTCGCGCCCTCCAGAAACCCGGAGCGCACATGGCCGCCCTTCCCAAGCTTCTCCAGCAACTGCTTAACGGCGTTATCAAACCCAACGCCGCCAACAGACTTGATCTTCACGGCCATATGCGGGGCCTTTGCGGAAAGCCGGGAACGTACCGGGCCTGCCGCAGGTAGCGGGTAGCGGCCCAGAACGATGCGCCGAATTGGGTCTGGTTAAACCACGCGGCCCGTTCCTGCTGGTTGCCCATATCGGTGCCGACAGAAACGCTGCCACGGGTTGCGGAAGCCACGCGCCCGACCAGTCCCCCGGTGCCGCCCTGAGATTGGGGCAAGTAGAGGGTAGCCAGATGCGCCACCAGAAGCCCGAGTAGAAGCGCGCGCTTTGTCGGGTCGCGCACCGGGCTGCATGGCGTGTTGCTCAGGTAGAACGTAGCCGCGTCAAAGTATGACTGGGCCAGCGTTGCATCCACATTCTGGGCAAGCGCTGGATACCGGGCCGACCACGCCGCGTAATCGAACGTGACAACACCATTCGTGGTCGAGCAGGTCATTAGTCATCCTCGCGGGCAAAGGGAGTAATGCCGGGCATCTTGTCCTTGTTCAGACCCTCAAGGCCGGTGCGTTCCTCCCGCAACTCAGAAAGGCGGGAGACGGCATCGGCTTCTTTGGGCATGGCAAAGACCAGACCCTTTTTGAGCGGCATAAACTCGGCGTTCTGCTTGGTCCATGCCTCCCAGAAATCGGCGGCCACCTCGGTACGGCCACCCATTCCCAGCATGATGTTGTCCTTCTTGTGGTAGCGCGGGTCACGCCACGCCCCCTTCAAGCGGACACTATCCTTAATGGCAGGCAGCGCACCCTGACGCGCTGGAGCCTGCAATGCACCTTCGTCGTACAGGTCCAGCACAAGGCCGGACGGCATACGACAAATAACGGTCACAGTTGCGCCGCTTCTGGAAGATGTTGCTGTCATTGGTTTTTAAATCCCCGTCATGGTCACGCAGGCCATGGGATAGAACCAGATGGTTCCCCAAGAGCCCTGAGACTTTTTCTGCCGGAAGTTGGAGGAATACCGTTCAACGGCATGGGCGCGCAGTTTTTCGGTAAACGCGGTGGTGACAGTTTCCTGTCCGTCCACAGCGTCAACAAAAAGCTGCATCATGGTTACGCTGGAGTTGCCCCCGCTCAGAGTGGTCCCGGCTTCCGGCAGGGTCTCAATCTTGAGGTTGGGCAGGTTCTTTTTGAGCAGGTCGCTCAACACCACCTGAAACTGGTTAGTGTAAAGCAGGCACTGCTGCCGCTCGGTCGGAATGACCAGCGTCATGGGCGTTTCGAGCGTCAGGTTGCCACCCATCTGCACAGTGAGTTTCTGAAACGCTTTCAGAATGTCATTGTACACAGCAATCGGGTCGGACGTATCCAGCCAGGTATTGCCGCCAGACGTGCCGGAGACGGTCAACTTGGGCAGCGGGGCAATGGCTGCGGGCAGGTTGGGGTCGTTCAGCGCGCCGTACAGTTCCAGCCCCGACATGCCAAACAGGTTAATCAGGTTCTGGTTCTTGTTCAGGACGGAAATGGAGGCTTCGTTCTTCTGGTTCACCCAGTCGATCTTGGCCGCGCCCATGCGCTCAACCTCGCGTTCGCCCCATTTGGTCCACGTCTGGTAATGGAAGCTCTGGCGCTGGGGCCAGTTGGCGTTGGCGTCCGTGTCGCCCGCCGGGCTGTAATCATCATACGCCACGGTGTAGCCGGACAGTTCGACCATGGGGAACTGCGCGGTGTCAGTCACCCAATCGCCCTTTTTGGCACTGCCGTAAATGTCCTCGGACTTGGTAGGCGTGATGATCGCCTTGATGATCTTCGGGTCCGTGTAGGTCGTGAAGATCGCGGGGATACCGCTATTCGGCGCGGTAACGGGCAGCCCGGGCGGCAGCGCGTCAGCTGCCATCTCGGAGTAATACCCGCGCACGCCGGGCATAACCACGCCCCAGTCCTGTGCAAGCCGGGTCGCGTCCTTGCGGAACATGTTCATACTCGTGGTTCCTTATGCAGCCGCAACCGGGCCGGTGATGATGATGGGCGAGCCAGCAGCGTTGCCCTGCGAGACCTTCCACGCGGTTTCGACAGAGCCCGCGATGGTCGCGCCTGCGGTGCCGGTGCTGATGCTGCCATCTGTGGTGGAGGCAAACACGGACTGCCCGATAAGGGCCGGGGTGCTGGAGTATGCGTACACGTCCCCACCTGCCGCCAACTGCGCCATGAACCCCTGAGGAAGTAGCATGGTGGCTTCTTGAAGATACCGGGTATCCAGCCCCTGCTGGTCGGCATAGACGAAACCCTGCGGCGCACCATTCGGCACGGTCTGGGCCGTAATGACCACAGTGGGGGCGGACGTGTAGCCCGTCCCTGCGCTGACCACGTTAATGGCGGTCACAACGCCAGCAGTCACAACGGCAACAGCCGTAGCCCCGGTCCCGCCACCGCCAGTGAGGGAGACAATCGGGGTTGCGGAATAATCCGTGCCCCCATCGGAAACCGCGATGGACGCAACGCCCCCGGCAGATTCTTGGCTGGCAGTGGCCGTCACGTTCAGGGTCAGGCCCGTGCCCGCACCGCTGCTGGTGGTGGCCACACCGGTTGCTGTGGGGTCGGTGGACTGAGCCGTGGCGGTCTTGATCGTAACGCCAGTAACCACGCCACTTGCGCCAATGGTCGAAACCGTGGCTGTGCCGCCGGTGAAGGTCTCAGTATCCCCTACAGCGTAACCCGTACCGCCTGCGTTCACCGCCAGTGCAGACACAGTATAAACCGTGGCAGAGGACAGAACAGCCGTGGCCGTGGCCCCAGAGCCTGCCGTGGCTGTGGGTGCTGTGTTGAGCAGCGTCACGCCGTCAGGCTGAACCCACGCAAAGCGCGCGATGGTCAGGCCGCCCGCGCCAGCCCGGAATCCGTTGGGGCCGGGGATCACGATGCGGCGGGGGTTTTCACTGGCCCAGCGACCGGGAAAGCCCGCCGTCCATGTGTAATTTACTGTGTTCTGAAAAGGCATGTGCCTGTTTCCTTACATCTTGCGGGGGGCTTTGACGCCAGACAGGACACTATCCTTGTCAGGCGCGCTGTCGGTGGCCATGACCGGGGCGGGAGCAAGCGCGCCAACCTGCGCGCTCACCAGCGCCTTGAGGCCCGCCGTGTTCACGCCGTCCAGACCCATCACACCGCAGTCTTTCAGGGCGTAGCGGAGAATGGCATCGGCACTGTCGAGGCCGTGGACTTCGCCCACCAACGGAGCAACGAGGCGCTTGGCTTCTTCTGCTTCGCCATTGCGGTTGCGTTCAGCTTTGATGGCGGCATCCACTGCCAGCTTGATTGCCGCATCCTGAGCTTCAAGGCGCTTCTTTTCCTTTTCCTCGCCCTCAAGCTCCTCATTGGCCTTGCGACCGCCAGCAGCTTCTTTGCGCTTGCGCTCTTCTTCCGCTTCGTCCTCGGCCTTTTTCTTGGCCTCGGCTTCGGCGGCTTCGTCAGCGGCCTTCTTTTCTGCTGCCGCCTTTTCGCGCGCCTCTTTTTCTTCGGGCGTTTCGTCTTCAGCCTCGGTATCATCGTCATCCATGCACTTCTTCACATCCTCTTCGGATGCGTCGAGCGCCAGACGGCCAGACTTCAGGGCGGCAGCAACCTTGGCCACCGCAGACATGGGCACACGTACGGCCATGCTCTGTTCCTTTTTGGGTGAAAGCGCACCATCGCCAATAATGGCAGTCGGCACGCGGGGGTTTTCAACAAGCGCCAGATGGTTGAAGCGGATGTTCACCATCTTGAGCGTATAGGGCTGGCCGTCTATTTCGCCAGTTTCCGGAACGGCATCGTATGCGTATCCAGCGGACACGCAGCGTTTGGAGCCATCCTGAATTGCCTTGATCGCATCGCCATCCCACACGGAAAGCTCACCAACCAGGTTGGGGGCTTCAAACCGTGCGTTACTGACTGAGCCGACCGTAATTTCTCGCGGGTGGTCCTCGGCATTGACCGGCTGGTGAATGTCGAGGATGGGCTTGCCGTTCATCGTGTCGGCAGCGGCGCGCAGAGCGTCTGCATCGCGGTAAAGCTGGTATATCTGGTCAGGGTTCAGGCCCAACGCTTCCGCGCCCGGAATTTCCCTGCCATAGTATGGGGACACCACTGCGGCGCTGAGGATGCAGCGCTCAACAAACAGGTGTCCGTCCGCGTCTATGCGCCGCACAGAGCGGTCTAGCGCGATTATTGTGTCAGTCATCATCAAACCCCGGAATAATCACCGACCAAGTGCAGCGGCAGTTGGGTTCTTCGCCGGGGTGTATCCAGCGCTCCCCGATGTAGGCACCCTTGGTCAGATCAAAGCGAAGCCGGTCTTTCCCGGCCTTCACATGGTCTGGCCTTGGATGCTTCCCGCCCGATGAGTGCACCCATATGCCCTCTTTCAGCCCCAGTTCAGTCTGCCGCGCCCGGTTGATAACGGACGTGGCCTTGTTGTTCTGATCGCGGGCAATGAAGGCTGCCCGGCGGCGGCTGATGCCGTATTGCTTCTGGAGCGCTTCACTCAGGCTGGACAGGTCACGGCCATTCTGGACCGAGAGGTTTACAGCCGTGCGAATGTCCTTGAGGTGGTCGTTCGTCATTCCCTTGATGAGATTGACGTTTTCGTTAATGGCGCTTTGCACCATGCTCTGCACATAGCGCGTAGGCTTGAACTGCACGGTGAACCCGTTGCGCTTCAATTCGGCCTGAAACGAACTCTGTGTGTAGGTCTGGGCCGACTTCACAAACCGCTCGGCCATGTCGTCGGCGGCATCATCGAACCGCTTGCGCCACTTGGCCGTAAGCTGGTCCATGACCTTTACCAGCCGGGCCAGCGGGGATGCGTCCTGCGCGATCTGTGGTTCCGCAGCCTTGTAGGCATTGGCAAGGTCGTTCAGGACTTCCTTGTGCATCCGCCGGAGCATGGCGTGCATGGCTTGGTAGTATTGCGCCTCGATCCCGGCATTAGCCCGCACAGGGGCAATGCGCTTGCCCTGCGCTGACTGACATCGGAGTTGAACCACTAACCGTCCTCGCTTTCCTCACCACGCCGAAACAGCCCCTCAAGGCCCGCGCCATCCGTTTCAGGGTCTGGCGGTTCGGGCGGTGGCCCGGCCAGACTGACGTTTCGGTAAATGCTCTGTGGGTCTGCGGCCTGCCGCTTGCGCGCTTCCTCGGGAGCGACAACCCCCGCCTGCACGTTCACCGCATCCGTGTCGGTCTTGATCTTCTCAACCTCTGCCGCCTCTTTCTCAGAAAGCTGCCACAGGTGGATGAATTCAAAATCAAGCCGCTCGTCGATCTCGCCCCAGAGGTTGATCTGGGCCAGATTGAAGATGGCGCGCACAGTCGGGCCAACATTGGCCTCCTGAAACGCCGCGATCTCATCGTAAAAGACCCTGATCTCGCCTTCGCTGCTGGCGTTCAGGCCTTGCGGCTGGATGCCGAACAGCTTGACCAGAGGGATGCCGGGGATACCAGCCATGAACTCCTGCGACTGCGCCTGCAACTCTCCAAGCCCGGAGAGTGGCGCGGTCTTTATATCGAAGTCCTCGTTTTCCTTGTCGATCACGAACGTGCCGTTGTTGCTCTGCCATACGTTCATGGCCGCAACGCGCCCCGTCACGCTGTCCGCGTCTATGTCGCCATAGCTCATGCAGGCATCGGACTGCATGTTGCCGGTCATGTCCGTTTTCAGAACCTTGGTGGCAAAGTTGCTCACCATGTCGGAAACAGACTGCCGGGTGCGCAGGAAGTTGTGCACGTAGGCTTCAAGCTGCTGCGTCAGGGATAGGCCGCCGAAGTTGAACGCGGGCTTGAGAATGTCCGGCACTTCATACGGCACCACTGTCAGCAGGCGGGTATGATGGACAAGCACGCCCTGCACCCACCAGTTGTCGGGCCGGTAGTAGTTTTCCTTGAGCGGGTTACCCGCGTTGTAGGTGTTCGGGTTGGTCCAGATGGGGTCAACATTCACCAGCCGGTCAAGTGTCCCCTTGGCCACGCCGTTGGCGCTGATCCTCAAAGGGAGGTTCTGATAGGCGGACGTGAGCGGCCTGCCCTTGATCCCAATCCAGATATGCCCCAGCCCGTACCCAAGCCCATGCATGACCTGACGGCGCACCACATCGCGCACACGCAGGCGCAGGAACTCTTTTTCAAGCTCACGGATTTTGTCGGCAACTTCCGTGTCGTCTTCGTCCTCGTCGGTATCGGTCGAACGGAACCTGATCCACTCGCGCGTGGCTTCCTTGGCAATCGTCTCCACAGGCTTGCGGAACTCGGCGCGCAGCATCATCGCGGCAAGGTCTGCATAGCCCTTGAAGTTCAGGCCATCGGCAATGAAGTTGCTGACGATGTTGTAATTCGCGCCCATGTACGAGGACAGGGCGCTATCCATGGACAGGCCGGACGTGCCGTCACCACGCACACCCTTGGGCGGCTGGTACGGCTTGAACAGCTTCTCGGCAAGCGCCTGCAAATCCTCTGGCGTCTTGACGACGAACTGCGGCATCGCGCGACGCTCCTTAGTCGCCACAACAGGCTCCACGCGCGCAGAAGCGGGCATAGGCTCCGGCTTGCGCTTGAACCAGTTGGATAGCTTCATCTTCGTCCCTGTTGGGCTATTTTATTGACAATGTCGGGAGTAAACCGAGGCATGCGCCGCTCGGGCGGGCACACGATCTCGAAAGCCCCAGACGCCGCATCTACCTGATCGTCATGCGTGCCAGCCGGGAAAGAGGCGCATTCTTCTATGAACGCCCGGTTCCACGCCGCGCGAACCATCGACACATTCCCCGCATTGACCTGAGAGGCAAACGGAGCGGCACGAGTTGCCTTGTCTCCGGTTTCCCTGACTGCGGTCACCCGGTAGCGCGCAAGAAGCCTTGCTAGATACTGAGCCTGCGCCACACCGGCCTGCCCGGGGTCCTGCGGTATGACGACATGCACGCCCCTGCCGTCCTGCTCCGCTGTGGCCTTGATTGCGGCCTCAACTTCATCAGGACCGCCGCGAAAGCGCACCATATCCAGAATGTAAAAACGACCGTCAGGAGCACGGGACATTTTAAGGCCAACTGTCCAGTCTGGGTCTCGCGTGCCCATCTGGCGCGTTGCAGCCAAATCCCACCTGCGAACAATCGTTCCGCCTACCGGGGCCTCATCAGCCACGCCAAGCATGGCCGTTTTAATCAAGACGCCCTCGCCGGGAGTAGGCTGCTGCTGGTAAAGCGCCGACCACTCACGGGGCCCGATACTGCGCTCAATATTCCTCAACTCAGAAAGCGGGAATACATCAGGCCAGAGCGCTTCCCCCAAACTGCGACCAAGCGCATCATCCGCACGGTCGGCAATGGCAGGCAGCGAAAGAACCTCCCAGCTCTCGCCAGTCCCGTTCTCCATTTCATCCAGCAAGCGCCCTGCCAAATCGTCAGGATGCCAGCGCGTGAGAACAAGAACGATTGCGCCTCCGGGCATTAGCCGGGTACGCAAAACAGAGCGGTACCAATCCCATGCAGCCTCACGGATTACGGGGCTTTCCGCGTCCTGCCGGTCTTTGATCGGGTCATCTATCAGTGCAACATGAGCGCCCTTACCAGTGAGGCCACCACCTACGCCCATGGCGGTGTAAATGCCGCCCTTGGTCGTATGCCAGTTATCCCGGGCCGAACTGTCAGCGGCAACACCAACGCCGGGAAACAGGGCCGAAAACTCAGGAGACGCAACAATGTTCCGCACATCGCGCCCGAAACCCTGCGCCAGCGTGGCCCCATAGGACGCCGTGATAATCTGTTTATCCGGGTTGCGACCAAGGAACCACGCAGGGAAACGCTTGCTGGTTAACTCGGACTTGCCGTGCCGGGGCGGCATGAACACCATAAGGCGCTTGATCTCGCCGCGCTCCACAGCGTCCAGCTTGTCGCATAGAAGTTTGTGTTGGGGGCCAACCCGATAACCCGGCATCGTGTATTGCGCGAAACTGAGGCAGCCTGCCCGGGCAGACTGTCGGGCAGAGAGTTCGGCTCTAGCCTTCTCCCTCACCCTCTCCATCATTTGCGAGCGCGGCAAGTTCCTCATCTGTCATATCTTCGACTGACCTGCGCACGGTTGCATTCATCTGAACGGCAGACAGCTTTGGGTGTATGTAGGGGGCCGCCGCTTTGGCCGCCTCGAACTGCATTTCGGTTACCGTTGTGTCGCCCGCCATGACGCGGGCCATGATCTCAAGGGGCGTTGCGTTTTCAGAAGCCAACTTTCCAGCGACACGAGAGCTTACTTTGCGCCCGACCTCTTTGAACTCGGACACGCCTCCTTTTTTTCGACCGGCTCCCGGCCTTGCTCCGCCTCGCTGTGCCATATTCAAACTTTTGATTAGTTTTTCAAACGTTGGCAGTTTTCTGCGCTATGCAGCGTGATTAAATCAAACGCCAAAAACGAAAAAATCCACCCGAAGGTGGCTCTTGCTCGCACGTATGCGATTGTTATGAATTTGATGCCATAACCGCGCGCGGGGTACAAGACTTTTCTTTTTCTTTGCGCCACTGCGATTTATAAAACTCAGCGAGTTGCTCAAGAACCAGCGCGCATTGAGTGGCAACCTTGCGCCGAGCAGAACTTTCGGCCAGCGCAGGGAAGATGGCCTTGCCAATTTTTGCAAAGCTAAGCTCGTCCACAAGCATCGCCTTCAATCTGACTTCGCCGCATACGCCCAAGGCATCCCGCACATCCCGAAGCCTGCCCGCAGCATTGGCGCGGGTCATGAGCCACGACACATCATCATGGCGCACCTCGGTATTGGAGGCGTGGTTATCAGGAAATTCAATCACCCCGCGATACGCAAAAACCCAATCACGATGCCAGCACTCGCCAGCATTGAATGCTTCCTGGGTAATTTCTTCGGAGTTGAGCAACGACTGAGCCGCTGTCAGGACTTTTGATGGCGGTCCCTTGGTAAACACCGACTTAGCCGCCCGCTCGGGCGTAGGGCCGTTATCCTCGGCAACGGGGATTTCATAGCGTGGGCGCGTCAGTGTTTTCTGCATATTAACGGCCCCCTCGCGTCACATAGTCGCCCCGGCAGTTGAAACGACCGTCCACAAAATCGCTCACCGGCTCGGAGATTGGATGCAAATCTGCTCTCACCATCCCGTTGTTTTGATGCGCAGAACGAGGCGTTCTGGAACTTGACGCTTTCCATGTCACGGTTCCATCGCCGTTATTGGGTTTCTTGACCGAAAGCAGGTCTTTCTTGAGTTTCTGGTTCATTTTTCTCCAAGCCTCTTATCGGGCCAAGGATAGAGAGAATGCAGCGCTCCTCTCTTTGGGACCAAATACACCCAGGACATTAATCCCACATGCGACCGCCGCTTTCTGCGCCTGCATCTTGCCGCGCTTTGATGCCGCAAAAAATTGCCACATCTTTCTATCGCCCGTCATCTCGCATCTGTCATTGGAAACGATGATGTATTTTTTCATATCACTTCCTTCTCGGATTGACATATCACCAAAGCCTTCTGTGCCTCAGTCAACGGCACGCCTGCCCGCAGGTTGCAAAGCGCACACGCCACATCCCAGTTCCGGGGCGGCGCGTAGATTCCGGAGTTTCCGGGGTAAAATGGCGGCTTAATCATCGTCCCGCTCTCCGCGCTCTCTCACTTTAGGCGAGAATGGACCTTTCCCACGCTTGCGGAAAAATGCACACTTTTTACGATGGCTTTTCATCCCCCAAGAGAATCACAAACCCCCGCGCATGTACAGCAAAAACGTGCGCCACCCTGCGTTTTTACGTGTCGTTATTTTGCGACAGTACCCGCTATCCACAGGGTTGTACACATGGGCAGCTTATTCAGCTCCGCCGGGAGCTGCGCCCGTGTGAAATTCCGTCAGGATCAAGCCATCACGGAAGCCCTCGATAATAGTGCCATCATCAAACTGTATTTCAACCGGAAGCCCTTTGGAAGAATTTACAGAATGTACGCACTCCCCATTTTCACCAACTTTACTTTTGAACGGAGTGTCTACATTGGGGCCAACTCTAACTTTGTCCCCCGGCGAAAGAACTGTGTCTTCGGTCAAAACGATTTCGTGATTTTTCTCAGTCATGGCGGAATCCTTTCCTCGTGGTTGTGGAGAGCCAGCCTAAGCTACTTTCGGCCCTCGTTGCCAATCACGAAACAACGGCAAAATCTCCTCATCCATCAACCCCTCCTCCGACTCATGAAGCGGGACTGGGTGCGGCGTGATCTCCGGCACTCGCACCGGGCCGCATCCCTCGTTTGTCAGGAAATCTACCAGCTCGTCGGGGTCTGGTTCGTGGCCAGTTCCCCATTCGGTCATGCGCCGCACCCTTGCATCAGGTGCGCACGAGATGCCTTTTCCCAC